AGAAGGTGCTTCGCGCGAAGGTCGAGCGCGCCACGCCGTGCATCACGGAATCGAACAAGTTCAGGTGGGCGCGGAAGGATCACGACCAGCACACGCCGATCTCTATGCCGATGACTTTTTCTTTCGGGGCGGGTTGACGATCACGTTTCGTATGCTAGCTATAGTCTGTAAGATGGAACAAGAAACCGCCGTGGGTTACTTCAAGGTGTTTACTGTCGAGTCCGTGGCACACGTCGTGGACTTCGACACGTTCGACGGTCCGCCGCGTGAGCGGGGCGTGCGTCAGATCACGCAATGGATCTACCCCTTCTTCGCGAGCACGAAGAGTATCGCGTACGCCGCCGCTGTGATGAAAGCGGCCGAGGTCCGTGGCCGTCTCGGTGACGGCGCGTACGTGCAGCCATGCACTCCCGTTGTCGACGTCTCCCACGCATACGCGTTTCGCGTATCTCTACCCGCAACGTAAAAGGAAAACACACATGCCGTTTGGATCACCCGCCCGCCCCGCCACCGCCGCACCCGCCGCGGCTCCCCCACCCGTTGCCGCACCGCCCGCGGTGTCGAACTTTCAACGCTCCGCCGCGCCGGCTGCGGGTCCGCCGCCCGCCGCTCGCCCTCCGGTCCCCGCCGGCACGTCACGGTGGGCCGGCGTGCAGCAACCCCAGGATCGCGAGCCGAAGCTCGACCTCGGCTACTACCGCGTTCGGTTCATGGGTGCGGTGATGGGCCGCAACCCGAACACGTTCGAAGAGACATACAAGGGGTATGTCGAGATCGTGCTCGCGGACCCCGCGTCGAACCCTCTCTGTCGCGTGGGCGAGAAGCGGGCGGTCATTCACAAGCTCGCGGGTAAGGCCGCGATGCGGAACTCGGAGCGCGCGAAGGCGATGCTCGTGGCCACCGCGGGGTACGACAATTGGGCCGAGTACAACGCCTTCGACCCCGAGGGTGGGTTCATTGACTCGGTCACCGGGATCGTCACCGCGAACAGCCAGACGTACGCGCCGCACTTCTCACTCGTCGGCCGCCTCGTGGACGTGCGCGTAACTCGTGGCAATGACATCATGACGGTACCGAAGGACGGCACAGCGCCGCAACCAACGGGCGACTACTGGCGGGAGTACGCGTGGGCGGTCGTGCCGGAAAACGAGCAAGAGTCGGGCGCCCCGCCGAAACCCGCGTGGGCCGCGCCGTGATCACGCAGGCGGAGCAGGATCGCCGTGTGCGTCACGTGATCCAGAAAGCCCCGTGGATACGCGCCGACGAAGTGGCCCGCGTGCTTGCGTGGGACGTGGCCTCGGTGAGCGCGTCTCTTCGCCGGCTGAAGAGCGCGAACGCGTTGAAGTCGCGGGGCCGCACGCGCGCCACGGCGTACGCGATCGCGTAACAGACTCCCTAATAAGGAGAGGAGCGGGGCGAGCCTCGGGTTCCAAACAGCCCCACTTTTTCCGGATGGAGGACCACGTGCCGAAAAGCATCATCGCGAACATGAGTATGGAAGAGTACGCGGACACGATCGCGGACCGCGAGCCGGACACGCTCCCGTCGATCCCCCGCCTTGACTCGTCGCTTCTCCCACCGCGCATGCCGAGCGACGTGGCGCCATACACGGTGCCTCAAGCGCGGTATGAGATCGCGCTCGTGTTGTACGTCGCGGCCGCATGCCTCTCGGCGCTCTACCTCGGGTTCGAGCTCGAACACCACTGGCAGCTAGGCGGGTACGCGGGCGTCGCGTGGCTCCTTTCTGTGATCGTGGCCGCTGGGCTGTGTGGCGGCGCCATTGCCGTGATTCGGGGGCTTTACCGTGGCGAGTGAGTGGGCTCTGCGCCAGCGGGCAATCGTGTCGACGCGCGGCGGGTGGGCGACGGCGCCGGCCGTGTACTCGCCCCCGATCAAGTCGCGCGGCGTAGGGTCGCGGCGCAAGGCGCGGCACGCGATGCAACGGACGATCGCGCAAGGGCGTAGCCTCAAGGTGAGCCCGTGATCTTTTTCCTCCTTCTACTTCTCTGGATCACGCTCGTTTTGATCGTGGTTCTTCTCCACACACTATCAAGAAAGGTCCATCACATGTCACAAGCACTCGACGATCTCACGGCTCAGGTCACAGCGTCCATTGGCGTGGAGGCTTCGGCCGTCACCCTGATTCAGGGCATCTCGGCACAGCTCGCGGCGCTCATTGCTGCGGGTTCGGACCCGGCGGCGCTCACCGCGCTCTCGGACAAGTTGAAGACGAGCGCGGACGCGCTCGCGGCCGCGGTGGCCGCGAACACCCCGGCGCCCTGAAACGGATCGCCGGCTCGCCTCGCGCGGGTCGGCGAAATCAACCCATGACCACCGACGGCCAGCAAATGTGTGAGTGCGCGTACTGCAACCGTGTCGGCACGGTGTACGTCCGCTCGTCCCTCGCGGAGGACGGCACGGTCACAGGGTTCGTGTGCCTCGGTGGGATGACGCTCCCTAGTGGTCGTTTGCGGGCCTTGTGCGACCGGTGCACGCGCGCGGCAAACGCAGCATTTTCGCGGCGGGCGAAGATCGGTCCATCTCCCGAGCGAAAGGCGCGAGCATGACCCCGCCCCGTTACGTCGTGATCGTCACCGGTTCGCGTGAGTGGGTGGACGCGCGTCCGATCCGTGCGCGACTCGAGAAGTACCCGCCGGGCACGCTCGTGATCCATGGGTGCGCGCCAGGGGCCGACACGATCGCCGCGGACGTGGCGCGCGAACTCGGCTTCGGTCTTTTGGAGGAACCATACTTTTCGCACCTCGGCCACTACGGGGGGCCGGCTCGGAACGCGTTGCTCGTGGACCTCGGCGTGGTGTACCGGAAGCACGGGTACACCGTCATAGTCGAGGCGTTCCCCATGCCGTCGTCGCGCGGCACGTGGGACTGTACAGGTCAGGCCGAAGCCGCGCACCTCGTGGTGCGGGTGGAGCGGTGCAAACTGTGATCTACGCCGCCGTAGTGCTCACCCTGCTCGTGGTCGCGTGCACCGGTGGCGGTGTCGCGCCGTTGCACGCCGCGGCCGCGGTGTCCGTTGCGTACGTGGTCGGGCTTTGCGTGGGGTACTACTCGCGGAAGGGGCCCGCGTGACGACACACACGGCCCTTTTCATCGTTGGCCCGCCCGGCGTAGGAAAGACCGCGCTCGCGCGGGAGCTACTCGGTTTTCCGGACGTGCGCACGTGCCCCGATCCGAAGTGGAGTCTTTCTGCGTGCGGGGAGATCGTAGCCGCGGGGCACTATGACGGGGGCACGTTCGACGGCGCGGATCGCATTGGGTACAATCAGGTCGCGAAGTGGCTCGGCTTTTGGGAAGTGAACCTCGCTCCGTACACGCAAATCACGATCTTCGACGGCGACCGATTCAGCTACACCGCCGCGCGAGATCGGATCGCCGCGATCGCTCGGGTGCTGTGCGTGTACCTGAACGCCGACGACGAGATCCTTGACGCGCGTCGTACTGCACGTGGATCGAATCAAAATCCGATCTGGATGCGCGGTCGCGCGACGAAGGCGGAGCGTTTCGCCGCCGGGTGTACGACGCTTGCGTTGCACGCGGGGCTTCCCGTGAGCGTGCTTGCTATGCAGGTGCGAGAGAGGCTAGCCCCGTGACACTCCTCGCCGACTTTGAGACTGTTTCAAAGGCCGACCTCCGCGCCGTTGGCGGCCGCAACTACGCCGCGCATCCGTCCACGCAAGTGCTGTGCGCCGTCGTCCACGACGTGGAGTCGGGCGCCGCCGGCGTGTGGTTCCCCGAGGGCCCAGCCGTGACCACGGACGACGTGCCGGTGGCCCACAACGCGCAGGACTTCGACAGGCACATTGCGGCGCGGGCGGGGTGGCAGTCTCCGCCGTGGGCCGATAGCTCGGTGGCCGCGCGCCGCGCCGGCTTGCCCGGGTCATTGGACGCGCTCGCGACGCGGTGGCTTGGCACCGCGAAGGACAAGGTCGCGAGCAAGTTCACCGTCTCCCTGTCGAAGTACGACGACATTGCGGACGCCCCGCCCCCCGCGGCGCCGGAGCTCGCGCTACTCGAAAAGAACGAACGCGCTCGAGCGCGGACCGCTCAGTTGAAAGAGTGGCGGAAGCGCCCCGCGGCCGAGCGTCGCCAGGCGGTGATGCGGATCGTCACGGACTATTGCGGGTCCGACGTCAACGTGATGGTACATGGGTGGCCGCGGCTTGAACCGTACTTGCGTGACGGCGTTTTCGGCGGGTGGGAAAAGGACGTGCTAGCGGTCGACGGGATCGTGAATGACCGGGGCGTGTGCTTCGACTCCGACCTGGCGCGCCGGCTCCTCGCGGCGGACGAGGCGAACCGAGAGCGGGCGATCGAGGCCGCGGCCTCGGTGTGTGGGTGGAGCACGGAGGAGGTCCGGCGCACCGTCGGATCCCCGCAGCAATTCACGCGCGCGACGGGCCGCGCCGACGCCACCGCCGAGACGGTGGACTCGATCATTGCTGGCGCCGGCTTTGAAGACCCCGCGATCGTGGCGCTCGCGGAAGCGCGCCGCGCGCTCGCGACGATCGCCCGGGGCAAGCTCGAAGCCGGGCTCGCTCGCGTGTCGCCCGACGGTCGCCTCCGAGACTCGCACCGATACTACGGCGCGCATACGGGGCGGTGGTCAGGCCGCGGTATGCAGCTGCAAAACTTCCCCCGCCCGAGCGGTCGTTTCGAGAAGTGGGGCGACGACGAGATCTGTCGGTACCTCGCCGGGGAGCGGGTGCCCGACAAGTCGGGCAAGCCGACCGAGTGGGGCGACGTTGACGCGATCATGGTCGCGCTCCGCGCGTGCCTCACCGCGTCGCCAGGCAATGAGCTCGCGGTGTGCGACTTCTCCGGTGTCGAGGCGCGGTGGCTCGCGTGGACCGCCGGTGACTCGAAGGCTCTCGAGGTCTTTCGTTCGGGGCGTAACCCGTACTTCGTCGCGGCCGCCACGATCTTCGGCGTGCGGTACGAGGACATCGTGAAGGGGTCGGACCAGTACGACATAGGAAAAAAGGCCGAACTCGGGTGTGGGTACGGCATGGGCCCGAAAAAGTTCGAGCTCAACTATCAGCCGTCGCGCGTGGGGGTCGACGCGGCCGACGTCGTGCGAGGGTGGCGCGAGCTGCACGCGCCGATCGTCCAGTACTGGCGCGCGCTCGAAGATGCATTCGTGGCCGCCATCCGTGGCCAGGCCACGAGGGTATGGCCGTACGACTTCGTTCCGTCCACCGACGGCCGGGACGTCGCGGTGTTCCTCCCGTCGGGGCGCCCCGTGGTGTACAACGCGGTCGGCTTCTCGCGAGAGATCGGGTTCAATGGTCGCGAGAGAATGTCACCGTACTACATCGGCACGAAGTCCGGGCGAGAGCACTTGTACGGCGGGAAGATTGCTGAGAACCTTACGCAGGCCGGGTGCCGCGACCTCATGGCGGAAGCGCTCGTCGCGGCCGAAGCCGCGGGGCTGTGCCCCGTGCTTCATGTGCACGATGAGGTGGTGTGCGACGCGCCGCGCGGGGAAGAGACGTACGCCGAACTGAAAAGGATCATGACAACGTTGCCCGAGTGGGCAGAAGGTTTTCCGGTGGGCGCTGCGGGCCACTGGGGAAAGAGGTACCGAAAGTGAAAGGTTTCGCCGTGTTCTGTTACTGGTTCTCGATCGCGTGCGCGGTCGTGGCCTTCTTCGGGTCCGTGATCCTGTTCACGGTTTTGGTGTGCCGGTGATCACTACCAAGCTCGACGTGTACTCCTTCGCGTGTCGTAAAGAGATTTCGCAATACGTGCTCGCGGACGCCCCCGGGTCCGCCGAGTTGCGGATCGAACAGACGGCGCGCGGCATGGTTCTAGAATTGCACGCCTTCATCGCCGGGCGAAAAGCCTCCGGCGTGATCGTGCAATACCCGCGAACGTGGTGGGATTACACGAAGTGGACGTTCTTTCGCCGTGGGTGGCTCGCCTGGATCTTGCGCCGCTGGCCCGTGCAATGGACGTGCTACACGCCGAAGATGACGGAGTACTTCCCGGATCTGAAACCGATCGCGGGGCAACGGTCGATCGTGATCCGGGAGTGGGAAAGGAACGACGCACTATGAAGTACTATCTCCTTTGGTTCGCCCTTCGCATCTACGCGTTCCTCCGACCGCGCCGCGAGGTCGGGCAACACGTCACACCGCCACTCATCACGCGGTGGTTTCTCACCTCGCGCCCCAAGGGCACCGAGACGGGCACGCCCGGGTGGTACCTCCACCGGATCAACCGACCGGACGCGGTGCGGTCGGAGCACTGCCACCCGTGGACGTACGGAACGCTTCTCGTGCTACGCGGGCAGTACATAGAGACGCGCGACGGTGAGCATTACGTGCGCCGCGCCGGCGACTCGGCCGTGCTGTGGCCGAACGACTATCACTGCATCGTAGACGTGTCCCCGAACACGTGGACGCTCTTTCACGCGGGCGAGAAACACGGGGCGGGGTGGGGGTTCCGAACTCGCCAGGCGAACGAAGAGCACGGCCGCCCAGTGCGCCGGGCGTGCATGTTCTGCGAGAAAGAGATCACGGACGACTCGAATTCGCGCGCGTGCTTGCAGTGCGTGTGCACGAGGGGGTATCAGTGACAAGCAAGGTTGTCGTGTATACGATCGAGATCGTGCTGCTTTCGTGGTCACTGTACTTTGCCACGCACGGGCACCCGCTACTCGGTGCGTTTGGGGCGTACACCGTCGGTCACTGTTTCCGGGTGGCACACCCATGAACATCGGGTGGGCTGTGCAAGCCACACGCAACGGCCGAGCGGTCCGCCGCAAAGCGTGGGCGGTGAACACTTCGATCGCGCTCGTTCGGCCGCGCGCCGCGACCCCTACGGGCATCGCCCCGCCTCCGATCCTCGAGTTGTCCGGGCAGGGCCGGCGCGTCCCGTGCGTGCTCACCACCACGGACTTGATCGCGACAGACTGGACGTACGCGTGAGCACGTCGGGCCTCGCGATCGACTCGGGCGTGAACCCCGCGTGCGCGTACTTCGCCCGCGGCGAACTCGTGCACGCTTGTTTCTGGCAGTGGCCCACTGGCGCCGGCCTGGACTGGATTGTCGTGGAGCAGTGGCAGTTTCGCGGCGCGGTCGACGTGCCCCGCGTGCCGAAGTTGATCAAGATGATGACGGGTGGGCTACTCGCCGCCGGCCACGCCGCGGGGCATGGTGGCGCCCCCGTGACGCTGTGGACCCCGGAGCAGTGGAAGGGGCAGGAGCCAAAACCCGTGATGCACTCGCGTGCGTGGGCCGTGTTCACGCCGGCGGAACGTGTCGTGCTTGGCGGAGACGCGACGCGCGCGGAGATCACGGCCGCCGTCGAAAAAGGCGCGCTCCGCCGGTGGGCGATCTCGGGTGCGGACTGCTACGCGGCGAAGTCCGTGACGCACAACTTGCTGGACGCAACGTGCATGGGTCTCGTGAAACTGAAAAGGATGGAGAAACGATGACGAAAGAAAGAAGACGGCGGCTTACCCCGCTCCGTGCGTTGAGAGCGTATCGCATGGCATTGATCGCGCGAACCCGTGTGGAGGTGATCGGGGGCGTGCCCCTGTTCGAGCATCAGGCGGTTGTCGACGCACTCGAGGAGCATCTAGAAGCCTTGCTCGTGAGGGGGCGGCGATGATCACGTTCCGACAATACTGCGCCGTCGCGGCCATGCGCGAGCTACTCCGCGCTTCGCTCAACAAGCCGGTCAAAGACCGGGGCGCGTACGTCACGGACATCGTGACAGGCTCATTCGAGTTTGCCGACGCCATGGTCAAGCACGCGGGGCCCGACCCGAGTCAGTACGGGGCGGCGCCAAGCCGCACCGCGCGAGGTGGCGAATGACCCGCGCACAGTTACGCGCCGCGTGCCTCGAGATGGCGCCGGACTTCCGTTGCGTACGCGAGTGGTCCACCCTGTCGAATACGTACGTGTGGGCCGCTACGTGCATGCGCGGCGGGAAACGGTACGAGCTGTCGTACGTCGACACGCCGAACATAGATACCGAGCACCGCGTGCTTGAAGGCGCGTACCTGTGGCTGAAGAAAGGCGCACCGTCGTGACCGCGATCACCCGGACGACTGGCACGGTGGCGTACGATATCACGATCCCCGTGCCGCATGCCGCGCATGAAGTCGCGGCCATGCAACTCGAAGCCGAAACCGCCGGCGCCTTCGAGGACTTCACGATCGACACGGCCGAGGAGTACACGGCGGTGGACGCCATGCTTACGGACGTCGTCCGGAAAAAGGACGCGGTAACGAAGATGCGGCAAAGCGCCGTCGCCCCGGTGAAGGCCGGGATCAAGGTCGTGGAAGGGTGGTTCGCCCCCGTGCTCGCGGCGTATGAGCGCACTGAGACCCGTCTCAAGGGCACGATGTCCGAGTACCGGATCAAGCAACACGAGACCGAGCGCAAGGCGCGGGAGCTCGCGGCGGTGCATATCACCGAAGGCGACTCGCCCGCGCTACTCGCGGCGCTCGCCACCGCCAATGACGCGGCCACGGCGCCGGCGGGTCGCGCAACCACGACGTTCGTGTGGGTCGTGGAACGCATCGCGCACGACATGGTACCCGCCGAATATAAGATCACGGACGAGAAACGGATCGCCGAGATCGCGCGTACTCACAAGGGTGACGACCCGCCGGTGGTGCCCGGGGTCACGTTCAGGCGCGACGCCAGAATTGGGGCCCGCCGATGATCGACACACTCAAGCCGTGGGTTCCGAAGATGGAAAACTATTACGACCCGGAGCGGGGAAAGATGATCGAGCGGCCAGACTACTGGTCACGCCCATACCCCCGCATCACCGAAGATGCAAGCGGCCATTCAGGCCGGACTCGAACGCCCGCTGTACCAAGAAAGAACACGACCATGATCCTCCTATGGCTCGACCTCGAAACGACTGGACTTGACCCCGCCACGGATACGATCTTGGAAGTGTTCGTCACCGCCGCGGACATCTCGGATCCGTTCACGCCGATCGGACCCGAGTTCCACGCCGTGATCGCGCACGACGGTGCGGGCCTGTCGCCCTTCATTCAGAAGATGCACACCAAGAACGGGTTGCTCGCGGAGTGTGCAACGTCCGCGCTCACTGTCGAGCAGGTCGACGGCATGCTCGCGGACATGACGCCCGAGACGGACGACTACTCGGCTCGCCCGATTCTGGCGGGGTCGTCCATCCACTTCGATCTCGGGTTCATACGAGTGCATATGCCGCGGTTCGCGGCGCGCTTGTCGCACCGACTCTACGACGTGCGGTCGGTGGCGTTGTTCTGCAATTCGCTCGGCATGCCCGCGCTCCCGAAGGCGGAAGCGCACCGCTCACGTGACGACGTGTTCGAGTCGATCGGGCATGCGCGCTCGTGCGCGGCGTGGTGCAAGCCGTGACTGCCTTCATGCACGACCGGATCGACCTCGGTCACGGGATCACTGTCGTGATCGACGGCAACTCGAAGATCACGGGGTCGAACGGCACGTACGCGAATCCAGTGCCGAACGCGTTCTCTCTCCCGGCTTCGAGCGTAGGCGGTGCGGACTCCGGGGCGTGCCCTGGCTCCACAGCAACGTGCCGCGCTTCGTGCTACGTGCGGGGACTCGCGAAGCACGCGCCGGACGTATACGCCGCGTACCACGAGAACGCCACCGCGTTGATTCGGATCTTCGACTCCTCCTCCGAGATTGCGTACGACACGGCGGACTCGCTCGGTGCGTGGATCGAGAAGCACGCGCGCTTCGGGTTCCGGTGGCACGTCTCCGGGGACGTGTGGAACTGGGAGCACGCTCTTTGGATCAAGAACGTGTGCCGCGCCTCGCGCGACGTGCCGCACTGGATCTACACGCGGACGCTCGACGTGGTGGACATTCTCACGGTCGCGCCGAATCTGGCGGTGAACGTAAGCGCGGACCGGGAGAACTACAACGAGGCTCGGGCGGTCGCCTCGCGGACGGGCGCTCGCCTCGCGTACATGACGGTGGGCCCACACGAGTGGCACGCGCTGGACGAGGCATCCGCGTATTGCCCCGGGTGTGGTCAGACGGATGGGCCCGGGGTCGGGATCACGAACATGCCGTGTGTCCCCGATGATCTCCCCACCGGCTCGGTCGTGTTCCCTGACTACCCGCTCCGCGGTCGCGACCTTCCCGATCCGACGATCGCGCCGTACTGGCAGAACGCGCCGCACAAGCTTCGCGTGATGACGTGCCCCGCCGACTTTTTCGGACAGTCAGAGAGCGCGCGTTGCGGCCCGTGCAACAAGTGCATGGTAAAGTGATCGCCACATGAGCCAACGATCCAAAGCCGAGTGGCGCAAGAACCCCGAGAACGTGGCGAAAGAGCTCGAGCGTAAGCGGGCCGCGTACGTGCCGCACCCGCGGCGCGGACCGAGTAAGAAGCCCCCGATCCCCGAAGGCCACGAACTCGGCGGGCTGTCGACGCTCACGGGGGCCGACGGGGAGGTGCGCGCCGAGTGGGCGAAGACGCGCGTTGCCGGAGCGGACGAATCACCCACCGCGATCCCGCCGTCGTTCTTGCTGCGGTCGACGTCCCTCATGCAGGATGGGCAGGGGGCCACGAAAATACAGTGGTCCTCGTACGACGCCGCGAAGGTGGGGCAGTGGGACGACATAAAGGCCGCGGTCGTGGCGCACGTGGCTGAGTACGTTCGCCCCGTCGAGCCCCTGAATTCGATCTCGGGGGAGGGGTTGACGTCGAGCGCCTACGAACAGTTCGTAGGCACGAACCCCGACCTTCTCACCGTGTACCCGCTTGGCGATCCGCACATTGGCATGCTCGCGTGGGCGGCCGAGGTCGGCGAACACTTCGACGTGCGTATCGCGGAGCGAGAACTCTGTGAGTGCATGGCGCAACTCGTGGCCCGAGCCCCAGTCTCGTCCGAAGCCATCGTGTGTAACTTAGGCGACTTCTGGCACGCCGAAGACGACCGCCAGGCGACGCCGAAGTCCGGGCACAAGCTCGACGTTGACGGCCGCGCGGGGAAGGTGGGCCGTATCGGGCTCGCCATTTTGCGCCGGTTGATCGACGCGGCGCTTACGAAACACGCGCGCGTGCGCTTCCGGAGCATCCCCGGCAACCATGATCCGCACTCGTCCTTTTGGCTCCCGGAGATCATGCGTGCGACGTATGCGCGCGACCCGCGCGTGATCGTCGAAGACGGGTTCAACCCCTATCAGCACGACGTGTTCGGCGTGAACCTCCTCGGGTGGGCGCACGGTGATGGTGCGAAGCTCGACGCGCTGGGGGAGATCATGGCGACGGACTGGCCGGAGCAGTGGGGCGCGACGAAGTTCCGGTACTGGAATACCGGGCACGTGCACCACTTGATCACGAAAGAGCTACGCGGATGCGTCGTGAACACGCACCGCACTCTCGCCGGCCGCGACGCGTGGCACCATCACTCGGGGTACCGATCGGGGCGGTCACTGTCCGCGATCACGTACCACAAGCAGTGGGGCCGAGACGGTGACGTAACCGTAGGGATCGAGCGCGTACGCGCCGCGATCGAAGAAAGGCGGGCCGCGTGACCAAAAAGGAGAGGCTCGTGGTGATGGAGATCGAAACCCTCGTGCACGGTCTTTCTGATTCGGCCGCGCTCACCGCCTTAATCTACTGCGTGGTGCACCGGTGCGCGACGGCGGGCGACCGCCGGAAGTGCGCCGAGCTGATCGAAACCGCGGACACCGCACTACTGCGCGGCGGATCCCTCGCACTGAAAGCGTTTGGCCAATGACCGAAGCAACCGAAGTCCAGTTCGTGACGGCGGACGTGATGACGATACCCGCCGAAACCTTCGAGGGGTTCCATTCAATGATCGTCGATCCGCCGTACTCGGAGTACGTGCACAAGCACATGGCGTCGCACGGAACGGGTGGCCGCGGATCGCGCGAGCGTGATCCCGGGTTCGCTTCACTCTCGGGAGCCTGTATGGATCACCTTGCGGCGATCGCCCGTAAGATGTCTCGGTGGTCCATCGTGTTCACCGACCACGAGAGCACGCACCTGTGGCGCGGAGCCGTGCAAATGGGGAACTCGGAATATGTGCGCCTCGTGGCTCACACGCCAGAGGGGGCGGAGTACGAAGGGATCCTCCCGTGGGTTCGGTGGTCGCAGCCCCAACTCTCCGGAGATCGGCCGCCGCAAGGTTCGGAGGCCGTCCTTCACTTTCACCGCGTCGGGGCGAAACGGACGAACTGCCCGGGCAATTTGATCGCGTACTCGCGTCGGTGCCTCCGTGGCGCCGACAAGCACCCAACTGAAAAGCCGTTGGATCTGATGCTCGATCTTGTGTCGTGGTGGAGCGACCCGGGCGAGAACGTGGTGGACCCAATGGCGGGGTCGGGGACGACGGCGCTCGCGTGCAAGCTACTCGATCGGTCGTGCTTCGCGATCGAGCAAGATCCGAAGTGGGCGGACGTTGCGGCGCGTCGCCTTGCGCTGCAGTGGAACGATCGCGATCGCGCTCGAGCCGCGGAGTGGTGCGCCACGACTACCGCGGACGCGGGCGAACACCTCGCAAAGAAGCCGGCGAAGAATGGCGAGGACGAAAACACGCGACGGCGCGCTCAGTGTCGGCTGGACGATGCGGACCGCGTCGCGAGGTACCTATGATCCGTGACCTCTGTCTCGCGCTCGTGGTCGGGTGGCTGCTCGGACAGGCCGCGGGGTGCGCCGTGCTTCCGGACGCGGCGCCGCCGGCGGTCCGATGATCACGATCTGGACGGACCCCGGCTCGACCCGCCATTGCGAGCTCTGCGAATCGTTCCTCGAGTACGCCGGGTTCGTGGTCGCGCGTGACGCGCTGCACGTTATACTCACAATGGAAACCCGGTACGACCTTGGCGGGCGGACGTGCTGGCGGCTTACCTCGGCGGCTTGCCTCGGTTCGGCGTAGACGGAGCCACGCCCGCGAGCGGTGGCGCGGAGGGGTTGCCGGCTACGAACCGCTGCAAGTCATCGTCCAAGGCGCGCTGGCGCGCCGCCACGACGTCGCCGCTCCGAAGGTCGAGGATTGCGTCGAGCGTGGGCATCTCGTCTCTCCCGGGCGGTAGTGAGTGCCGGCGGGCGGCCGCGGCTTTGATCTCGGCCGCGAGCTCCCACGACTTCCGTTCCCAGTATAAAGCACGGGTCTCGGCCTGCTCCGCGCGTCCCTCGGCCTTTTCGGCCCGGGTCTTCAGGTCCGCCCGGCTTTCGCTCGTCGCGGCCCGTAGCGCGAGCCACAGGGCCGCGACGACGGTGGTGGCGGCCGCGATCACTCCGCCCGTCTCGGCCGCGTCAGAGCTCATCCGGCAAGCGCCCGCGGCGGGTCCTCGGGCGGAAGTGGGGGGAGCGAGAGCGCGCCTTCAATGCGCGAGAGACGCCGCGCGTGATCGTCCGCGCGCGTTTGCACCGCCGTGTAGTACTGGATCACGAGCGTGCGGAGCGACGTGAGTGCCTTACCGAGCACTTCGTGATTCGCCGCGACTTCCACGCGCACGGCTTCCACGGCATTCAAGAGCGTTTCGAGACTCGGAACTTCATCGGTCATAGGGACGCCTCATGCTCGGGTACGTGGACGAAGTGGCGAACGCCGCATCGGGCGGGTCTGTCGAGCGCACAGACGGCGTGAGCTCGTCTCGCGCGTCGCGCATACGCCGCGACGTGATCTCGAGATCCGTACGCGCGACCGCGAGCTCCGAGCGCCACGCCTTCGACGCGTCGCGTTTCGACACGATCGCCGCGGTCGCACGATCGATCGCGGCGATCGCCACCGACAAGTGGTCGATCGCGGCGTCAATCTGTTCGCGGGGTCCGGGGGGCGTCACGGTAGTTATTATGGCACAATCTGCCTTCTTGTGGCACTAGAAGCCCTCTTGGCTAGTACGGAAGAGATTTCCAGTAATTCCCGATACCGGTAACCACCGCACTTTCGTCATAGAGAACCTGATTGCGCGCAGAAAATTGCCCGTGCGCGAAACTGGGCGGCCCCATGAACCACCAGAAGTGACCGAGGACGTAAGCCTGCAAGTTGAACCATTCGGCAATGTCGTGCATGAACGTGGTGACCACCGTGTCGGACGGCGTCCCGACAGCGTTAATCGCATACTCCATATACCAAAGCGGGTAAGTCGGGAACGCGGCGTGCCATGACCGCACCCGGTTCTGCACAATACCAACGCTCTGCATGGGGTCCGTCAGGTTGCCGGAGTACCCGTCGAGCGCTATGGCGTCCGGGAGTCGAACACCGAGGGACGTGATCCCGGTCATGAACGACTGGAGATTGGCGAGCGTGACCGCATAGGGAGAGATGAGCTTGATTTCTGGATGTGCGCCTACGTTCGGGTCCGTAACGATGGCCACCCACCCATCGATCGCCTGTTGAACGGTGAAGCCGTTTTGGTCGAATTCGCCGAAGGTAGCGATCCATCCGCTATCTGCGGCGTTGGTAACCGCCAACGCGATGTTCGCTGGAAGGATGCTGCTCGGCCCGTTGTCGCCTGCGTCGGCGGGCCACGCAAGCATGGGAATGAACTTCCCGCCGCCCGTGAGCGTCGTAGGAACCCCTTCCGGGTCTGCGGTGAAATTGTGCCACCATCTTGGATTTTGGTCGTTGAGCGTCGCGATCTTCTGCGCAGTGCTCCAGTTGTTCGGAAACGCTGGTCGATTCGGTATCGCGACCGCGCCGCGCTTTGCTGGCTGAAGTGGGTTCTGTACAGCTATTTAACCTAAGCCCCGATGCGCCACCACGCGGTATCGGGGCTTAGGCAGCAAACCCCCGCGCGGCCGACGCCGCCGTGAGTGCGGCGCGCTCGGCAACGCTTGGCAACGCCGAGTGTATGTTCAGCGTATATAAATCTGCGTTCATCGCGGAAGCACCAGTACTGGTCGCTAATAGGTTAATACCGGCAGGCGGATCTTGGTTCCCGAAGCTTACACCGGTGACCGTGGTGCTAGCCAGCTTGGTATAATCGCTCGTGCTATTAGAGTAGTAGACTTCTCCACGAGTCGCGGTGCCCAGTGACGCGCCGTTATTGTCCGCCGCAATTACGTTATTGTAGGCCGCCATGGTTGGAGAAGACGTATGCTGAAAGCACTGCATTTGGCCGCCGGTCGTCCCGGTGCAAAAAAGAGCGTCATTAGCCGTCCAGGATACCTGCGAAAATTCAAGCCAGAAAAACGTTGGGGTTGTCCCCGGCAAGGGAAGATTGAGCGTCGCATCTCGCAAGAAGTCGTTCGAGCCGTCGCCGCGCAGAAAGAGGCGATTTATTGTAGCGTTCCAGAGAATCAACGGCTGGTTCGCTGCAGTACCCTGAGTCGCCGCTACGCCAGAGGCGCAGTCGGTCCAGCTAGAGCACGTGCCTTGATACACGTCGTCATTAGTATACGTCCCGGCCGGGAAGTTTATAGTTACACCGACGAGCGCTGCGATCGCCGCGTAGGTCCCGGATAGCGGAATGGTTACGTTCTGTTCGATCCATGTAGTAGACGTGGATCCAGTGTTCTGTATACCATATCGGAACGTCCCAACATTGAGCGCACCAGTGCTCTGGACCTCGAGGCGGAAGGCGATGCACGTTGGGATCGCCCCCGTTAGCGTAACGACTGGCGGAACCGTACCGCTCGCCAGTGGCGTGCCGCCCGTGGCGACGCCGAAATCGCTCTGCCAAGAACGCAAGCACGCCGCGGCCGTAAGCTTGTAGAGCTGCGGAGCGCCGTCTAGACCTACTAGGCCGCCGCCTAGAACGTGGATAGACACGGTTAGAACTCGTATCCGGTGACGACGATGTCCACGCTAAGCCCCGCGTCGGTCGTCACGCGAAGAATGTCGTCGGCTACGGGGTGGTAGTACGGGACTGCAGGAGTGAACACTAGTCCCGGGAACCCGTTCGCCGATGGTGCAAAGCTCTGCTTGACCACCGCGTCGTCGGTTCCTTCGGTGTACGTCGTATCTCCGGATGCGCCGAACCAGAGGATCAGGCGAGCCGCGGTCGTACCGTACGCGCCGATCTGGACGCTCGTGATCGCGATCTTCTTCCCGCTCGCCGGAGTCCACACTGCGGCTCCGGTCTGCGTTGTCGTCGAGTTGAACGACTTCCGGAGCTGCATTGCGGGGTCTATGTGGGCTTGCAGTTGTCGCCCCCATAGGTCCGTGAGTGCGTCCGCTCGGTCAGCGTTCGACACGGCCGCGGGGAGCGCGTTCGCGGCCTTGCCGCCAACCTTGACGGGATTTCCTGAGTCGACACCGTCGTGGGCGACGTTGCCGGCCACCGGCATCGGGTTCGCCGTCGAACAGTCAGTAGCGGATCCGTCAGCTCCGATCGCGATCTTGGTTCGCGGGTATTGCACCCCGCCGATATCATCGGTGGCGAACACAGCGCCGCCTCCGACGCTCACCCCGTTTGCGGTTACATTGTCGGCCATATCACTGTGCTCCTAGCATAAATGCGAGAGGGAAAATTACGGGCTGGTCTTTTACGGTCGGCGGTGGCGGTGCGCCACCGTCATCTAGAAAGACTTCGCACTCGAAGTCGTTCTCGTCTTCATTCACCATGGTAGCCTCCACTTCAAACGCAGGTACGCCGCGGACGCGGCCATTTGATCGATCGTGCGCGCGGAGAACCACGCGCGGACTTCGCCGACCATTCCCTTGAACCCGGGAGTGGCGAACGTTCCGCCCTCTTGCGCAAAACTCCCGAGGCACATGGCAAATGGAGCGTTCGCGCTCGTGTTTCCCGCGGTCTGAAACGCGGATTGTCGGCCCATGACCACGCCGTTTTGCGTGTACGTGAGCTTCGCGTTCGCGAAGTCGAAGATCCCGCCCTGCATGTTCCGCGTGTTCGGCTGCACCGCGAGCCCATCTAGGCTCGACACGAAGCTGTCCGCCTGTAGTCGACGCCCGCCGATCGCGGATAACGGCGATACGCGACCTGGTGGGATGTTGATTAGCGAGGTGACGGCGTTCCCGGAATCATGCGATACGGTGACGCCAAAAACGATGCCGGTCCCGTCTACGTTCTGCTCTACGGCGAGAACTGAAAGCCCCGCGAGACTCGTCATCCCTGTAACAGTGTCAGCGGCGAGAACCATTGTTCCGTCGAACGATATGGAGCCCATTCCGTTGATCCCGCTCGCGACGAAAGTTGGCCGTGTCGACGCCCCTAGTTGTTGGAAGATGCGGGCGCTCCCGGCCTTCGAAATGAACTGGCCGACTGTCTCTCCATTGGAGATTGATGTTCCGGTTGTATCCTTGAGAGACGCGGTGCTCGTGTCGCTGGCGTCGAGCCAGATCGACATTCCGCCTCCGGAGTCCGGGTCGGTCAGTTGTGGATAGCGGCGGTGGTCGAAAGTCACGGCAGGTAGTACCCGTATACATATACGCGAGCGGCGCCTGCAGACAACGTGCCCGACGTGGTGGCGCGCACGATCACGGCCTGGCCGGCGTTCAAGATCGCGCGGTACCCTTGCAGAGCGATGAACGACGCCCCGAGGTCCGCCACGGACTCGCCGATCAAAGTGCCCACTGCGGTGGCGCTGGTCCACGCGGCGGACGCCACGAGAAAGTCCGTACCGCCGGCGGTGAGCCCCGCCTTCACCACCACGTTGCCCGTGTTCGTGATCGCCGAGTTCAGCCGCACGTCAACGCCCATGAGCACGAACCTCGAGTTACCCGTGGGCGACGCTGGTACGGTGAACGCCGTGACGTCCACGCTCGCGGCCGAGAGTGAGAACGTGACGGTGGACGGGGGCACGATCGGCTGTCCGCCTTGGGTCGGGATCCAGTCGGACCCGTTCCACACGGGGGAGTCCCCGGTGTTCGGGGTGGCCATCGTGCCATCCCAGATTGACCCGGTCCACTGCAGCAATTGCCCCACGTAATCCCCGTTCGGCAAGGCCGCACCGCCCCCAAGAACGGTCACGTTCGTGCGGTCGTTTCCGGGGTCGTCCACCGCGCTCGCGCCCGACACGAAGTTCAAGGCGACTTCACCGGGCAAGTCGGAGCCCGCGATCTGGATTCGCGAGTAGCCACCGCCGAAGAATCTGTCCATCCACGACATTGGGTCATTCCCTCCCTGAAAGCGTGATGCTCGCCGCGGACGCGCCGTCCCACGCGGATCGGAACACTTGGTGGTAAGGGGATACAGCGAGGTTGACGCAATTGTACTGCAACGGGTCGCGGCCGACGAGCGTCAAGTCAGTGGCCATGGCGTCTCGAGACAAGAACATTTCGAACTGAAAAGCAGACGTCTGCTGTGCGTAGATCAACGAATGGCCGAACCCTGTCATTGCCGTGGGCACGAATGAGATCGCGTTCGCGGTGAACGCGGACACCGCCGGATCTGCGACAGTGTAGATCGCCGGTCCTGCAGCGGAGAACGCCCACACGTCCAGATCCGGGAGGTACACGCCGTCAACGATGTTGTCGAACCCGATCCCGGATCGCGACGACCACGTATTCCCGTTGTCATCTGAGTACCACAGCTTGTTACCCTGCAGAGCGGTGGCTGCCTTGATCCATGCCACGAGGCGCCCATTCTTTCCAACGATCACACGCGTGAGCGCGTCGAACACGGCGGACGCGGTGCCCACAGTCACCCGGGTGAAAGAGTTTCCGTGGTCGTCCGACTTCCACGCGAGGTAATGATTCACCCCGCCGTTGTCCCCGCCACCCACCACGATGATCCGTTGCGTGGGTGTGACGACGCAATCGTACGCCTTTACGTACGAGGTGAAGCTCCCGATCGCGTCGAGGCTCTTCGTGGTCCATGTGCCGACCGCGTAGTCACCAGCCGCGGGCCCGAGTATGTACTTCGGATCGACGCCACCGCCGGACGTTTTCGTGTCTCCGTTGAACACGCACACGCGGCCGGGGTTGATTCCGATCGCCGAGTCGCATCCGAACGACACCTTGGGCGGTGCCGCGGCGGCCGTATCAAAGAGGGAGAACCACCCCGCATCCCCGATGTAGAACTTCCCCGCCGTATTCGACCCGCACTTGATCCATAGGTTATACGTGGTCGACCAAAAGGCCGTGTTCGTCCCGTCTCCCCGGGCGTGTGAGAAGTCGAGCGCCGTCCCCGTTCCGTCTGCTTTGATGAATGGGACGTGCCAATTGCGAAGCGCGGTGCCGTCGATCACATCCCGCTGTGCTTTGAGGTACACGACCGCATCGCGGTTTCCTTCGACAGCAACATTGATGCTCGCGACCGTGCACGGTTCGCCGTCTTTCGGTTCGGTGATGGACGCCGGGTACACCGGCGAGCCTACGTATGGAACGCCGCTCATTCTGGGTTTCCTCCGGCAAAACAGTTGAACTTTTGATAGGGGGTACTCGTGCCCGTGAAGATACGCGCGGGCACGCTGTTACCGCTTCCGTCGATCTTCGAGAAGTGCTCCCACGTCCCGTCTGGGTTGCCCGCGCCTGACGTGGAATAAGGGGAGAAATCCTCGCCCGCGGCGCCGGTGCCGCCGCTGAACACGAGCACGATATCGACATAGAGCGAGTGGGCGCTCTGCCACTCACGCAAGATCTCACGCACGCCTGCCATCACTCCGGGCGGGTTTGCGAGGCCCCACGACCGCGTTGGATCGCCCCACACCATTCCAGGGGAGCCCCACGAGGGGCCGGGCGAGACGGTCGGGTACTCTTTCACCGACCACGAGATCGTGCCATCGTTCGCATCCGGGCCGAGCGATACGCCGCACCCAACGCGCACGTGCGTAGAGCTCACATACTCCTCGATCCGAAACGCCCCGTTGTGCGCGGCGGACGCGGCGCCCGTCACCACGAGGAACCGGCCAACGTCGGCCGGGGTCATAGCGGACAAGTTTTGCAGCTCGCCGAAACCGAGGTTCGAATTGAAGAATGCGGCGTTGCCGGTGCGGCCGAGATCGCGCGGCGTGAAGTAGAGCACCAGCCACGCGCGCCACCACTTCGCCGCACCATCCCAGTCGAACTCGCCAAGGGGGTTCGGCACAATGTAGAACGGTGGTTGACTGAGATCGTCACCGCTGTAGTACAGGCTCCAATTCGCGATGATCGGATCTGCCCCACTGACGATCGCTCCAACCGGCTGCCCATTGTTCACGAGCGCGGGGTCACTCAAGTACGAAAGCACCTGCGACAGAATGGCGCGGCGGGCGCCGGCGCGCTGCCACGCTTCGTAGGCTTTCTGGAGTCGGCTCGCGTAGGCGTCCGCGTCTTCGAATGGGCCACGCGGGATCACCATGTCGTTTCCGATGTACACGAGCGCCGTTTGCGTGCCGACCCCTGGCATGGCTGCGCGAATGCCCTGGTTCAACTTCTCGAGGATTGCGTCACCCGCGAGTCCAAAGTTGTACAGGTACCGCTCGGCAGTCCCGGACGAGAGCCAGGGCGGACTGAGATCTTTCACTACATCACGTTGCTGCGCCATCACACACCCACCACGTTGATCGACGGCGCCGGCGTGAGCGACGCCACGGACGTTGCCCCAGGGAAGGACAGATCGCCGGCCGTGCCGTTCAGCAGGATCGAGGTCACTCGGCGCACGTAGCTCGTGCGCGAGCCGCCAACGATGCCCGCCGCGTAGAGCACACCGTCTACCCCGCCTTGAATCGGGTACACGCCGTCTATCCCACCCATTGGAAGCGCGGCGTTGTACAGCGCAAGCGCCTGTTGTACGGCCGCGGTGTACGTGTCGACGTTCGCGAAGGGGACCTCCACGGTCGCTTCGATGTTCACGGGGAAGTCTACCGCCGAGACCGTGCTTTCGGTCACGGTGTCCGGCACGGCGTTCGCGCGGATCACGCGGTCTACCTGGCCGAGTACGCCGCCTTCGACCGTCCCTCCACCTAGGTACGTGCCGGTGCCGACAGAACCGTTGAGCGTGAACGACGACGCGCCGGTCACCGTGATCGCTCGAGTGCCGTTCGCTTGCGCAATACCGAGCACGCCGGCCACGGTGACGGTGTCCCCCGTCGAGAGCGTGTGGGGCGCGGCGGTCGTGATCGCGATCGGAGTCGCCGCGGTAGCGTTCGTGATCGGGAGGTTCGTTACCCCGCCGACCGCGCCGGAGGCACTCGCAACCACGACGGTAACCGTTCCCGTCGCCGGGTCACGGCTCACGGACGCGCGAGTGATCGCCGGAATCGTCACGGCCGGCGCAACGAAAAGCGGGTTGCTCGGGTTGCTTAGAATGTCCGCGGCGCTCGTGGCGAAGTAGAAGTACGCTCCCTTGGGGCCGTTTGGAGAGATCGACGCGAGGCGCGCGCGACACCGCGTCGCGAGCTGCACATTCGTCTCCCACCCGCGGCCGACGATGGCCGTCGGGTTCGCCACGAAGACGCCATTGTTGGACGTCACCGTCTGCGTGATCGTGCCACCGTTCGACGTGCCATCGGTCCCCGCCAGGTCGGCCGAGATCGTGACTAGCGACGTGGCGCGCACCGTGCCGCCGGAAACGTACGTGCCGATATTCGTGCCGTCGAACCCGTTCAATTGAAATGAAGTAGGGGTCACGACCGTGATCACGAATACGCCGGACACGCGCGCGCCTACGACGCCCGACACCACTACCGACGTGCCGTTCGTAAGACCGTGCGCCGTGGCGGTGATCACGACCACCGGGTTTCCGTTCGACACCCCCGTGATGTTCGTGCCCACGAGCGTGCCTTGCGGCACCGAGATCACGTCCGCGTTCTTGTACGTGGCGCCCGTGGAGGGGTTCTCCACGTGGTACGTCCCCGCGGCGTAATTGAGCGTGCCGGCGGACGTGTTGCCAATCGCGAGCGTACCAGTCGCGAAGGACGGTTGAATGCGCGTGACATCGTATCGGGATGAGCCGAGGAGGTCGAGCCACCCAAGGGTGCCGCCCGGGTTCGCCGTCGGGTCGCTCGGGTCGGGCGTCACCGGTACCGTTACTTCGGTTCCGTCCGACGCGGTGAACGTGACTTGCCCCGTGGCCGCGAAGTCGAGGAACCCGCCTTGCGAGATGAGCGACACGAGGCCGTCCTCTTGGCTCATCACGGCGGAAACGATCTCGAGAATCGTGAGCGACGGGGAGCCTTCGACCCACGACGTGGTCTTCAGCTCGAGCGTGTTGGCGTTGGCCAACATGGTCGCTTCCCACTCGTCCGCGAGGGCGGGAGTGAACAGTTCGTCGATCGAAAGTTCGGTCACGATGACACCGCCAGGAGTGTAACACTCACACCGGAAACGGCCAGGATCAAGGCGAAAGGCCCAGCCGCATCCGTGATCGTGATCACGACGGTGAGCGTGTTCGCCGCATACGTGACCACCGCCGCGGCCGCGAGTACTCGCGACTCCTTCAAGCACTCGGCTTCCACGTTGGACTGAATCCTCGCGATGTCCGCCACCGCGAGATCGCCGTTCAATTCGCCCGTGAGATCGTACCCGTAGTTCGGGTGTTTGATCAACCGACCGCGCGGGGTCTGAAGTCGTCGCGCGCACGCCTCACCGAGCGCACGCCGGCCGGACACGAGGGACATGGTCGACGTGAGATCCGACACGCACCCGAGGTCTGTTCCGAGATCCGCCATCACGCACCCGCCTGACTAATCGCGAGGCGCATCCCTTGCACCGCCCCCGCGTTGGCCGCGTCGTAACAGAAGAACGGAAGGTGCACATTCAACGCTCCGGCGAATCCGGTGTCAGCCGAGATCGCGGCGTCGAGCTCCGTGCCGATGTTCGCCACGGTACCGGTGTACAAGAACGCATGCACGCCGGCGTTCGCCAGTACGGCGTTGAACTGAGCGTAAAGTGCGATGGCCGCGACCACCGCGGAGATCGCCACCTGCAGCGCCCCGCGGATCGCGGCGAGTGCGCCGGCCGCCACCGAGAGCGCGGCGGAGATCGTGATCAACGCGTCGAGCTGCAGGTCAATTGCGGCGAGCTTCGCGGACATGCTAGCCGACGTGGTGGCGACTGCTTCGAGCTGTGCTCCGAAAGCGACCGTCGGAAGGACCAGCCCGGCGTTGATTGTCGCCTCGACTTGCGCGAGCCCTTCCAGCAAGCCGGCGAAGTACACCGAGGGGTCGGACACTTGCGCGGTGAGCTGGGCGCCGATCGCAAGCGACGCGTCGAGTTGCGCTTGAATGTCGAACGTCGCGGGGATCCGAATGGCCACGCGCGCCGCGAGCACCGCGGAGACTTGCGCGTCGATCGAGGCCGACGCATCGAGCAGCGCCGCGAACTGTGCTTCGGCCGTCGACTTCAGTCCGGCCAGGGCAAGGCTCACAGTGTCGAGCGCCACCGCCAAGCCCGGGATCGCGCCGCGCACCGTGACGCTTCCGAGGTAGGTGACTGTCACGACTTCACCGTGGGGATCCCGGTGGACACGATCCCATATATGACGAGGGGCGGGATCGGCGTGGGTGTGAATGTGCACGGCCCGCCCGTCGCGGAAATGAAAAACGGGGCGAGCGTGGATAGTACCGCCGTTGACGCGGCACTCGAGAAGTCAAACAGCGTGACCGCGCACATGTCACCCTGACGCGCGTTCGGAAGCGTGCCACCGTTGAACACCATGAGCGTCATGGGGTCCGTGAAGTTCGTGACCATGGGGCGCGACGGGTCACCGTTCATGAACTGCACGGAGCACAGCGCGCCGTGCGGGGGTGTCACTCCGAACGGGAGCCGAATCGGCACCTTCGGAAGCGCGGGCATCTTCAGTGCGGGGTCGGTGGGCTCGACATCCACCGTCGTGGCCGCTTGCGCAGCCGTGCCATCCGTTGCCGTGACCGAGTACTCGTACACGCCGAGGTAAGCGAGCGGGGCGATCTCCACGCCGATGAGCGCGCGGAACGCGGACCATAGGCGGTCGAGCGGGGAGGCGGGTACGGGAATCACGCGAGCACCTCCAAGCGGAGCCGGCCATCGTTGTCCATGCCGATCTCGGTATACGAAACGGTTCGCACGCCCGGGACTGTGGGCGCGGTGAATGTGCGCCCGGGCATCCAGTCCGCCAACGTCTCTGTAGCGATCGTGAATTTGCCGGTCGCCCCGGTCCACATGATCACGTCAAAGTCGGACGTGATGAGACCGCCCGGGCGCGGCCCGACGTGCGTCACACCATCCGGCGCCACGTACCACAGCGGCCCCGCGGCGAGGGAGAGCGACCGCGACGCGGGGCCCTCGGCCCGCGTGTAGCGCGCGATGTTCGCGTCCGGTACGTCGAGCGTGAGCCGCTCGCCCACGACGGTGGCCGCGTCTTTCAGAACGATGGACAGGCGCACCGACCCGCCTACGTAGGCTTGCCGCGGCGCGGTCTTTCGCCAGCCTCCGTAACCGCCCACGAGGCGAGCGCTGGACGCCCCGGAGAACGTGGCCAGGCGAAACGCCGTACCGAGTAGCGACAGGTCGCCAATGGTCAAGGGCGAGGCTGTGGCGGGGAGCGGCGTAGCCGTGGCCACCGTGACGTCCCCCGCCCAAAGCCCGTACATCGGGATCCCGACGGACATGGTCGTGACGCGGGCGCCGGCGAGCGCGGCGAACTCGGTCACGTGAGCCCCGCTTGCTTCGCGAGCGCGGCGATCTGCCGTTGCTGGGCGTCACCGATCGGGTCCGGCGGGGCGCCCGGCGTGGTGCCGGCCTGCGTTCCCACGCTCCCCGAGGGGGTCGAGACGGAGCTCACCTTGGAGGCGGGGAAGTACTCGAGCCATTCGATCGTGATCGAGTACAGCCCCTTGCCCTTGTGGACGATGCTCCCGATCGACTCGGTGACCACGGACTTGAAGTCAACGTCCGCCCACGAGGGGTGATACACGTCCACCGCCTGCACGGACTTTTTCGTCGGGTCGTACTTTAGCAACGGGCGGAATGTGTCCCACGCGCGGAAGTGCGACGGGAGCCACAGCAAGAATTCGACGGACACCGTACCGGGCGGACGCCCCACGAACGTGACCGTGGACCCGAGCGTGCCCTTTCCCTTCTTCACGTCCCACTGATTCTTGCGCTTGATCTCCCCGATCACGGCGCAACCGGGGCTCGTGGCTTGTCCCACGCGCACGACGTCCCACGCCTGTGGGTTCGCGATCGGGTCGAGTGCCCCGGAGCTCACGCGGCCACCCCTTGCATCAAAGCAATCTTCTCGAACAAGAGGGACACGCCGTGCTCGGTGAGCGCGTTCACGTCCCCCGCCGCGCCGGAGATCACGATCGCTCCGGCCTCGACAACGATGGTCACGCCGCCCGCACCGGCCTTCGCAGGCGCGCCAGCGGCCGCGGCTTGCCCCGCCGCGGGAGCAGCGGACGCGCCGCGCGTCGCGCCGTCGGTGGCCGCTTGCGCGAGCCCCGCCGTTGCCGCGGCCGCGTTGTCGTTCTGCGCCGAGATCCCCATGTTGAAGCCGCGCGCGGTGAAGTCACCGAGCTTCATGAACTCTTTGGACGGCGAGGCGATCCCGAGCGTCTCTTTGAAGGACTTGATCGCGCTGTGCGCGAGACCTTTCACCGCGTCCACGATCATGCCGGTGCCGTTCGCTATGCCATTGACGAGACCCTCCACGAGCCCGGCGGCCGCGCCGATCGCCCACTCCGAGATCTCAGCCCCGAGGTCGTACAGCGACGACAGCCACCCGGAGATCGTATTGAGCACGCCCGCAACTACGCCCGAAACGAACCCCGTGATCTGCCCCCACGAATTGACGATCGTGTCATACAGCCACACGAAGGCCGCGACCGCCGCGACCGAAGGCGCGACTAGCATCGCAAGCGCCCCTACAACCCCGAGCACCGCGCCAACTAGCACGGCCGCGAAGACACCCGCCACGACGAGGGCGCCGATCGCGATGTCCTTCAGAACGCCAGCGTATGGCTTGATCGCGATGTACGCTCGCAAGGCGAAGATCTCGAGATCCAAGAACATGTGCTTGGCGATGAGCACCGCCTTCGCCGACCACTCGAAAAACGAATTGAAGAACCCCATGATCCCGGCCCTCATGGCCTGTCCACTCGGCTGCGCCTGAGAGAACACGGAAAGGAGGTCTTTCATCGAGTCGATGAAGGGCTGAATGTTCACGTCCTCGAACATGTCACCGATCATCTCGTCGAACTTCTTTCGAAGTACTCCGACGTCGCCGAGCATGCGATCGAGCGCGGACCCGCCCTTCTCGATCAATGCCTTGTTGAGCGCGTCGCCAAACGCGGTGGCGTTCACCGTCCCGGCTTTCAAGTGCGCGGCGAGGGTCTTCGTGGATACGCCCATGGCCTTCGCCACGTCGTCCACGTTCGCGCCGGTCTTCGCCAGTGACGCTAGCTGTTTTTCGGATAGCTTGAGTTTACCCGTCGTAGAGATGCTCTCTGTGATCTTGCGCGTCAGGAGCGTGAACGCTTCGGCGCCTTCGTCGCCCATGAGCGCCGCGGCGCTCGCGGTGGCGCGGAGCTCCGTACGGAGCGCGTCCTGTTTCAAGATCCCCATGGCCGTGAACTCTTTCGACCACGCCGTGAGTTCGTCCTTCGTCTGGGGGAGTTGCGTGGCTAGGTCTTCCATCATGCCAAACAGCTGATCGCCCGCCGCCTTCCCGCCGGCCATGGCGCGAAACATTTGCTGCGCCGCTTGCTTCGACTGCACGGATTGAATGGTGAACGCCGCGCCAGCGAGAACGAGATCGGCGAACCCCTTCACGAGTTTGCCGATCACTTCGACCACGGCGATCGCAATACCGATCCACCCGGCCATGGCTTCCGCACCGACCCCCGTGGCGGCCGCCTGCTCCTTCATCGATTCACCGAGCCGAACCTGCGACGTGTCGAGCCCCGCGAGGTGGCCGCGGAGCGTGGCCGCTGCCCTGCTCTGCTTATCGAACGCCGCGGCGTTGCCGAGCGCCTGACTCTTCACCATCTGGTTCTCGAGCGTCTTCAATTGCTTCTCGAGAAGTACGACGTTCTTGTTTGCGTCCAGCAGAGACTTCGACGTACCGAGTAAGCCGGCTTGCATCTTCTTCGCCGGCCCCGTGATGAGGTCCGCGAGCGAGATGTTGAACGTTAGGCCGGCCACGTGTTTCTCTCAATCTTTCGTGTTCTGTTTCAGATAGACGAGCAATGCTTCCGCGACGATCTCCGATGCCGCCTCACTTACTTCCGAGTCGTCGCCGCGGATCCAGGCGGTGAGCCCCGCGGCGAGTTCTCCAAAATCCTTGCGCTGACTCGTGCGCAAGGTGGCTACTGTTTTGAACCCTCCTCGACGGTGACCCCCGTCATGGCTTTGAAGTCGTCGTCTGTAGCGAGCGCTTCGGGGATTGCGGGGAACACGTCCAGCAACGCGTCGAACGCGTCACGCGACGGCGGGTACACGCAGCACTGTTTCGCCAGCACTTCGTTGGCGTCCGCCTTACGCGCATCGTTGTGGCAATTCGCGCGGAACATCTTGTACTCGGCGCGGCGCGGGGCGCGGAAGACGCACTCCCACTTGTTGCCGGTACCGATGAGATGCACGATGCCCGCGGGGTTTTCCTCGCGGAGCTTGTCCAATTCTTGGGTCGAGAGCATGTGTGGTTTCCTTTCGAGTTGAAAAGGAAACCGCCCTCTTGTGTACCAATGACGGCGGTGTCCGGTGCGCGGCGTACCCGCGCACGCAAGAGAATAATGTCACTCAAATGTGGCACCTGTGCGCACGAATGTCCAGCGGTGAAACCCCTTGAATGGGCGCGCGTGATCGCGCATATTGCTCCGCATGGTCGATCGTAAAATGTGCCAGTGGTGCGACGCGGAAAAACCGATCACGGAGTTTCACCGAGCGCCAAACAGCAAAGATGGGTACCTCCACATGTGCCGCGCGTGCCGCGCTAGCGGGCGCAAGGCGTACCGAGTAAACGAACGGCGACTGTGCAATGAAAGTGCGCAGAAACGCGCCGACTGGTTACGCTTTCACAAGGGGTCCACGCCGTGCCTCGATTGCGCGCGGACGTTCCCTCACTGGCTCATGGACTTCGATCACCGCGAAGGAACCACGAAAGACCGAGGTGGCGTGTGCGTGAACTACCACCTCTCGTTCACGCGCATGCGTCGAGAAATGGCGAAGTGCGATCTCGTATGCGTGCAGTGCCACCGGCACAGAACCTACTGCCGGCGAGAGGCGATCACGTGGTACCCGCTCACGTCTGTGCTGGGGCGACCAGCGGAACGGCCAGATCGTCGAGCCCGTTAAACAGGATCTTAAGAGGCGATAGTTGGATCTTCCGCGATACGGGGTCCGTTCCCTTCGCGAGCGCGGCTTCCGTCACGTCCAGCGTGCAACCAAGGATCGTGTCGGTAATCATGTCGAAGCCGTTCGCCGTGTACACGCACGTGGCCGTGAACGAATCGTCGCCGTAGCCCGCGCCATTCGTGCCGAGAGACGCTTGGAACTGGTTCCACTCCGCCAGATACAGCTCGCAATCGGCGCTGTACTCGTTCTCGCCGATCGTCTTGCCGAGCGGGTCCGGGTGGTTGCCGCGCACCATGGTGCGCGTGCGGGTGCGCGAATAGTTCATGTTCGCGATCCCGATGAAGATAATCCCGTTGAACTTGAACTCAACGCTCGCGAAAGAGTGGCGAACGCCGTTGATGTACGGGTACTGAATGGGGGTGGGGCTTGCCATGCTACTTTCCTCAGGAGACCTGGCCGAAGCCGATCGAGATGGTTTCGGTGAGCACGTACGCGCGACCCTGGATCGTCACGTTGATGAGCACCGTGCTCGTGAGCTGCACGTTATTCGTGAGGTCCACGACCGCGCGCGCCGCGGTGACCATTCCGACGGCAACCATGCTCGAGTTCAGCGCCGTATTGATCTCGGCCGCGATGGCCGCCGCGTCTGGCGGGTACAGCGTGCCCGCGGGGGTCGTGCGAAGATCGCTGTTGATCTGCAGCGAGCCGACCTGATGCGTGATCTGGCACGCCACGTCCATCACGCTACCGCGGGGGCGGAGTGCGAAGTCGGACCCGGTCGGAGCCATGAGGTTGTCGGTAGACAGGTAGTAACCCTGGAGGCCGCGGCGCGAACGCGCCGTGGTGAACCGCTGTTCGCCGACCTGCGTGACCGCCTCGTCGTGATAGATGAACCCGTCTTTGGAGTCGTTCGTCGGGTCCACGATGATGAACGAGAGGGACCCGTCCCGGACGCGGCCGGCGTGGCGCTGCGGGGGAATCGTCACGAGGCGAGCGGCCCACGCCCACGCGAGCGGCCGGCGGTAGCGCGGCGCTCCCGCGGCGGTGTTCGGGATCTGGCTCTGCATGTTGTAGTAGCCGAGACCCGCGCCCACGCGCTTCGTTGAAACCGTCGAGTAGTCGAGCGATACGGCGGTGAGCCACGTCGCTTCGGTTTCACCCGAACCACCGAAGGCGGTGGGAGTCAGCGCGTCGCGCGCCGACACGATCAACCGGTTGTAGGAGAACCCGACCACGAGCGTATCCAAGTAGCCCTGGATCGACGTGGCGTTCGCGCCCGTGGCGCCAGCACTCTGCCCGCCGGCGCCCGTGCTCGCACCCACAACGTGGATTGAACCGACGCCCGTGTTTGCGTACGCGCTCGCGGCGAACACGTTGAGTGCGCTTTGAATGTTCGCGACGGCCCACGACGGACCCGCCGTCGACGCCTTCGCGAGGTCGCCCGCAACCATGGTGCCGACACCGAAGTTGAGCGTGATACCCGTGGACGGGATCGCGTACGTCGTCGCGGTGAGGAGCGCGATCACCGGGCCGTACGAGCGGCCGGCGTCTAGCGAGATCTGGAAGGTGACGCCCGTGGTGCCACGCGTGCCGCCGTTGACGCACTTGTACACGAGGTTGTAATCGTCGAACGCGCCGACGGTGCCGTCGAGCGTGATCGTGATGACGCTCGAGCCAGTGCCCGTGAACACGACGGCCGTTGCCGTGCCCGCGGCGTTCTGCGTCGGCTTGATGTAGACCACGACACCGCCGGAGGCGATGGACAGGGCCGCCGCCTCGGGGCCAGGGCCAACGCCCACGGCCGTCGTAAGCGCGTTGATCTGCGAAACCGCGGTGATCTGGTTCGCCACGCCGGCGGAGCAGCACCCGATCACGAGCTGAACCTGCGACCCCGGAACGACGATCGATCCGCCGCCGTCTAGAACTGTAATATTTGCTTCACCGGTGGCCATGGTTTCATCCTAAGGGTATCACGACAGAATCACCTGTCGACCCGTTTGGCACGACTGTTGCTTGTCCGACCGTACCGGGGGGCACGAACGGGAGAAGTTGCGTAAGAACCGGGGTGTTGAGCGTGATCCCGAACACGAACTCTCGGCCGAGCGTGACCACGCCTTGCCGCGTCCATAGCCCCGGTTCAATCGTGAACACGCCACGGGCGCAGTCATCCACCGCGGCAATGAGGCAATGCGCAAGCTGTCGCGTGTAGTCGTAATCGTCGTTCGGGATCGTGGCCGGGTTCGTTCGAACGGCCGTGGTCCCCCAACAATGAACCTCGAAGGTGAGCTCGTCGGTGAGAACAGAACGGTTCGAGATCTGCGTGAGCTGTTCGGCCGCGTATGGCGTGGAGATCGTGAGCGGCCGCGCCCCGCTCACGTCCTTTGAAGAGTACCGCGACGAGTGCGGAATCATCACGATCTTCGGCGGTGCGTCGTTCTCTGCAAGGTGCTGTTCACCGAGCAAGATCCCGCCGGCGACGAGGGGCGGGTATCCCGCGTCCGACAGCCGGGTCACGACCGCGGCCGAGATCGCACCGAGTAGCGACGTGACGCCCGTAACAACGGCCATCACTTCCCCCGCATTGCGTTGTCGATCGTGGCCTGCGTGGCGCGCTCGAGCGCGTCCGACCAGCGTTTTGGAAAGGCGCCGGTAGGGAGGATCGGACGGCGCGCCATGTAGCGCGTGCCGTTTTGGTGGTACACGGCTGGGACTGCGTCGGCGAACGTGATCGCGAGGCCCGCTCCGGGGAGTGGCTTGACGTCGATCCCGCCTCGCATCTTCCACGTATCGGTGAGCGGTGGCGGACGGCGGCCGCGGGCAATCGTGCTCGGGCGGAGCGGCGCCCACGGGCGACCGTACGGGTCGCGGCCGCGCGAGAACTCTAGCTCGACCTCCCACTTGATGGAGGCCGAGGCGAGCGGGGCGACCTTCGATGGAACGCGTGCAAGGCCGGCGATGTTCCGGCCAAGTTGCGACAGTCCCACGAAGTCGCCCGTGATCGCCATTCAGTACCCCGAGCCGATCGTTTCGACGTAGTACGAATCCGTCCCGGTGAACACGATCGCGGCGCTCGCGGTCGAAGTCTCCCCCGCCACGGCGTTGTCGTGGATGAACCGGAGCGCGATCGCGGTGCCAGCAATGATCGGGATCGAGGCCCCGCCGAAGATCGTGATCGTGCCGCCCGCAGTCGAGTGCGCAACGATCTGTTTTAGCGTGGCGCCCGTGGCGAGCGTGACCGTTCCCGAGGCCCCGGCTGCATACGTGTACTTGCCTTGCATCATGACGTCACCACCCCCGCGTTGTGTCGGTGCCACCGGTGCCGAGGCTCACGACGCTCGACGTGTACACCGCCGGCTGTTCGTACGTGGGCGCCTGGTTCGGCTGGGCTACGACGGCGGGGTGCATTTGCTGTTTCTGAATCAGGGTGAGCTGTCGGATCGCATCGTCGTACCGGCTCTTGAGACTCGTGTCCCCCTCGTTTCCGATCGCCGGGTTGTACCCGCGGACCGAGAGGAGGTTGTACGCGGCGATGCGAGCGGCGTACTCGGTGATCGAGACCGGCCACGAGATGAGGGGGAGCGGGTACCGCGCCGCCAAGAACTCGTCGATCTTGGCGGACGCCTCGTCGAGCCCCGCTTGCTGGTCCGCACCGGACAGGACCCCGAACGCAGTTGCCGGGGCCCCGTACTTGTACAGGTCAGCGAGAGACGCGTACGAGCTCATACGAGCCCCGCATCAGACGCCCGAGCGCGAAGAGAGCCAGGCGAACGACCACGCGACCGTGGAGCGTTCGTGCGCGCCGTAGAGGAACGCGTGCTGGTCGAACACGATCGGGTCCGTGGGCGAGTTCCGCATGAGAAACTGTGCGGCCTGGCGCATGATCACCGAGAACGGCTTGCGCGCCATCTTGGTAACGAGGAGGTACCACGCGGCCACGCTCGAGAGGTCCGGGTTCACGAGCAGATCGGCGGTGCCGCGCTGCGTGTTCTCGGTCGCCCCGACCATGCCGGTGAGGTTGCCGAGCGTGGGGAAGCCGATGAACTGGGCTTGCAGCAACGTGGTGGCCGTCGCTTTCAGCTGGTTCGGAACCATGAGGGTGTCCGGCGCAAGGCCGAGCTTCTCTCCGGACTCCGACTTGCGCGAGGCCATCTCCTGCCAGACGGTCGCGTAGGCGTTCAGCGCCAGGATACCACCGGTCGTGATGCCACCGATCGACACACCGCCCGCACCGAAGTCGTTGCAGTAGGTGCCCTTGCTCGAATCGTAGAAGTCGACCGGATGCGAGGCCGACCAGTGATTCAGGCCGTCGAGACCCTTCTGGCGGAAGCCCGTTTGGCTCTTCGCGTTCTCGAGCAAGTCTCTGAGAATGAAGTCAGAGTTTTTCTTGATGTTCATGCCGAGCTGTGCGGGGCGATGCGAGAGCAGGCCGAGGTGATCGTCCTGCATTTTGAACATGTCGAAGCTCTCGGTGAGCTCCCAGTTCTGCACGGGGACGAGGTACGTTTGCGGCGCGGGCGCTTCCGTCACGCGGGAGCCGACCCACTCGCGCATGGTGCGACCCATGCCCGTCCACCCTTCGAGGTGCTGTTCGGTGCCCGTCGGAATGAGCGTCGCGACCTTCTGGTTCCACGTCTCGGTGGTCGTGTACGCGAGCGTCAACGTGGTGTTCACGCTGGTGAAAAACGCGAGTAGCTGATTCGGTGCGGTGATGTCCATTTGGGTTCTCTGTTGTGTCCTTCAGGGTCTCGCGATCACCAGTTCGTTACGACGAAATCGACGGTGCTCGTATCCGTGTTGTCGAGCGTACCCGCGGCGACGGCCGCGTTGATCACTGCGGCCGCAGTGCCGGACACACCGGCGGTACGGCTCGCGGACGGGGCGTAGTACTCGACGGCGACGGTACCTGCGCCCTTCGTGTTGCGGGTGATCAGGATCGACGACGCCGTAACGCTCTTCAGGAAGAGCCCTTGCGTTGCGCCGAGCGTGATCGTACCGGAGGCCAGGGTAACGGTCCCCTTGCTCACGCGCGGGTAGAACACCGGGTCGTCGGTTCCGACGATCTTCGCCTTCGCGCAAAGCGCCTTCCACTCCGAGCCGCCGAAGATCGTGCCTTCGCCACCGACCTGGATCGTCTGGCCTTGCGTGATCTGCGCGCCCGTGGCCCACCACGACGGCCGCGAGAGCGGTGCCGTGGTCGCGACAGTGCCGACCACGTACGGGCCGTTCTCGGCCGGCGCGGTCTGCGCCGTGAGGAGCACGACGTCGCCGGCGACGTACGTGATACCGTCCGTGTTCGTCGCGACGGTGAACGCCGTGAGCGAGTGGTTCGTGAACGCCGCGCCGCGCGCCTTGAACGCGCTCGCGCCCCCTGCCGTGGACGACGAGGCCGGGAAGGCAACGCTCATTCCGACCTGCACCTTCGTGGGTGCGTTCGGGTCGAACGGGAAGATGATGCCGGCGAACGGCCGCGAGCCGTTGCCGTCCGTGAGCGCCACCACGTTGTCGTCGACCGCGTAACACGCGGAGCCGACGTTGGCGGCCGCGATGAGGTCGACGCCCGCGCCCGAGTTCGTCATGGCGAACACGCCTGCACGAACGTTGACGCGCTTGTCACCGGCGGCGCCGGGGTTGTTCACGACCTGAAGTTCAGCGCGGCCCCACAGCTTGAGTGCGGTGGACGCGGTCGCTGGCACGGCGTTACCGGCCGCGTCAGTCGCGACCATGGTTCCGGCGTAGATCGTGGTCGTCGCAGCGACGGGGAGCGAGATGAGCTTGGGCACGACGTCGTCCGGCGTACCGTACTGCGGGTGGATCTGATCGGAATTTGCGGCGGTCATGGTAGTTCTCTATGTCCTTCGGGTTCTGATCAGTGAGTCGGCCGAGCCGCTCCGAGGTTCTTCGCGGCGAAATCTTTCGCGTGCGTCAGGAATTGGTCGAGCGTGAGGCCGACGCTCGCGGCCGAAGCCTCGTACATCTTGCGCTCTTCGACGCTCATGGTTTCGATCGACAGGTCGCCTTGCACGGCCTTTGGCTTCGCGGCTTCTTCGTCGATGGTGCGCACGACCCTGCCCGTGATGCTCGCGAGGTAGCCTTTCAGCCACTTTGGATCCTTCATGCCCTGGGCGCGGAGGTGTTCGACCTGGCCGGGTTCGATCCGCCCGTCCTTCGCGGCCGCCTTCAGCATGGCGCCGACGCTGGTCTCTCGCGACGTGGACTCGATCTTTGCGACGCGCGATTCGAGCGCGGACACCGCACCGAGCCGAACCGAGATCCCGTCAATGGCGCCGAGCGCCTCACCGAGATCGGACTTGCCCGTGAGCGCGACCACGCGGTCGTACAGGTTCGCAGCCTGGCTACCGTCTGCGGCGCCGAGAGCCTTCAAGGCCGCGGCGCGAGCGGCCGCCTTCGCGTCCTCCCCCTCGTCGTCGGACTCGCTCTTCTCTTCGTCGTCCTTTTTGCCGGGCTTGCTCGAAGGGGGCGCGTCGTCGTCCCCGTCGTCGCCGTCATCCTTGCCGTCGTCTTCGGTGAGTTCGTCGGTGCGCGTGCGCTTCGAGTACTTCACCTTCGCGTCGACAGCGGACGCATACGCCGCTGCAGCGGTGGCGATCTCGTCGTCGGTCTTCGCCGCGTCGAGCGCGGTCTTCGCCGCGGTCACGGCTGCATTGATCTTCGCGATGTCTTTGAGCGCCATTGTGCTGTCCTTAGTTGTGGCACGATTCTTGCCGGTGTCAATTCCGACCTCGGAACGAACGTTTTCGAGAAACTGATCGAAGCCCTGCACGCCGTCCGCGAGGCCCGCGGACACCGCGTCCACTCCGAGGAACGTACCGGCCTGAAGTGCTTCGACCGCCTCGGGTTTCATGCCCCGGCCTTCGGCCACCGAAGCGAAGAAGATCGCGCCGATCTTGTTGACGCGGTCCTGAATCCGGGCGACGATTTCGTCCGTAAGCGGTCGGTCCGGATGGCCGTCGGCTTTTTGCTTGCCGGTCGTAATGAGCTCGACGCGTATACCGTGCTCCGCGTTGTGTGCTGTGAAGTCGTACGCTTCGGCGATCACGCCAACGGAGCCGACCCCGCCCGTGGGCGGAAGCCATATCTCGTCACACGCGGACGCGAGCCAGTACCCGGCGCTGTAGCACGCCTCGTTCGAGTACCCGTAGATCGGCTTGTCCGCCGCGAGTCGCATCGCCTTGATCTTGCGTGCGGCTTCTTCCACCCCCGAGGCGTCACCGCCCGGCGTGTCGAACACCATCACGACGGCGCGCACGTCCGGGTCCGCGAGCGCATCGTCTACGCGGCACACGATCGAATCGTACGAATCGAGCCACCACCCTTGATGATGATCGAGCGGTCCGCACACGGACACGAAAGCGATCCCGAGCGAGATCTCGGTGGGCGCATAGCCTCCCGAGTACCACGCACCGAAGGCGCGCGGGTCAATGGCACACGAGCGCCATTGCTTCATGTCGAGCTGTCGCGGCTCGCCGATCACGCTTTTAGTTTTCATTCTCGTTTTTCTTGTCGTCGGACTCGTCGTCGCTAGTTGAGTCTGACTTGACCGGCGGTGTCGTGCCATCGACCCGCGCCGTCGCTACGTCCACTTGTAGCGGTACCACGTCCTCGAGTTCGCCGAGGTCGAGCCCGAATTGCGCAGCAAGCGCGCGTACGTCCTTCACTTGCTTGCCCGCGACGCGGAGGTAGTTGAGCGACTGTGCCAAGTTCAGGAGTGCGAGCGCCAGCGTCTTCTTATCGTCTACCGGCTTGATGTCCCACTTCGGCCGCGGCGCGATCTCGGGTCGCCCGTAGTTCAGCGCGGCGAACGGTCGCGCGAGTTGCGTGTACAGCGTCCGACAGAAACCGCGCGCCTTCGACTGCAGGAGCGTCTGCTTCACGTCGCCGTGTTCGCGCGCCGCCGCGAGGGACCCCTCTTTCACCTCTGACGTGAGGTTCTGCGCCTGAATGGCGAGCGTGATCTCCATGTTGCACTGCTCGATCAACTTGAAGAACACCTCCCACGACTGGTCTTTCGCCTCGAGGTATTCGATATCGTACTCACCGACTTTTGGATCTGCCGAGCGCGGTAGCTGTGCGACCGTCTCTTGGCCGAGCCGGCGGAGCGTGTTGCGGAAATCGTTGATCGCGATCGGGTCCGCACCGAACGGGGTCCATGCCTTCGTGATCGGAAAGCCGTGACGTTCGGAGTAGCGGGCCGCGTCGCGGAGCGCGTAGTTTCTCGCGAGCCACCACGGGGAGACGGAGCGAATCGCGCCGCGCATCCACCCCCGGTATTCGCCGTGTGGTGCGTGGAAGATCCACTTTCCGTCGCCCGGTTCGATCACCACCTGGCCGTCCATCGTGCTCGCAATGAGCCGGCGGAGCGTCCAATGGTAGTACGTATAACGCGCGTGCCACGGGGAGATCTGCGGGATCCACACGTCGCCCGACGTGTCCCACAGGATCTGCGCGCACCAGAAACCAAGCAGCACGTCCCACGCCATGGCGTCCGACAGGGCGGCTTCGGTGCCGATCCCGGGCCACGCGTCTTGCCACGCCGCGAGGCACGCGATCGCCTGTTCGTCGTTCTCGAGTCCGGGCGGTATCTCCCACGTGATGGGCCGCGAGAAGAGTCCGCCGTTGATCGACGCGAGGCTCGCTTGAATTCGCGAATCGGAAAAGAGCGCGTCCACGAGCTGTGCCGGAAGGTCGAAGTTCCCCGCGCTCAATGCAATGAGCGCGATCCGGATCTGCGCGATGGACCACCCGTGCTGAACGTTGACGTTCGGGATCTCGCGGAAGATCAGTTTCGCGGCACCGGGCACGTCCGCGCCGGCGGCGAGCGGGTCTGTCGGGGCTTGCCACGCCGGATCGTCTGTCACCGGCGTGATCATTCCGCCGATCTGCGTTTGCGGATCGAGCGGATTGGACGCAACTACGCCGGGCCCGGTGAGCGGGTGTCCACGGAACGCGTCGTAGTTGCCTTCCGACATTGATCGCCGATCACACCTCGAACGGCGTATCGCTCATGAGGCCAATGATCGACTCTTCTTCGATCTTCTTCTTCTTCTTCGACTCCTCGATCATGGCCTTGATCTCGTCGCCCCGTTTGCGGGCCTTCATGATCTCTTCCACGTCGCTCATCTTGGCAATCGACTCCACGAGGTTTCGGTGCGCTGCGGTCAACGCCTTGATCTCGGCACCGAGCGCCGCGGCGGTCTCGACGCTCTTCGGGTCGTACTTGTCTTCACACCAGTACGCCCATGTGAACGCGAGTCCTTCGTTCACCATGTCCGCGAGCGGGGGCAGTTCGCCGGCGAAGTCCTCGTACGTAGCGAAGACGCGGCGGAGCTCGAAGCACATGACCGAGACGTTGAGCGTGCGCCCGTCCTGCTGTGCGCGCGCCGCCTCGATTCGGAGCTCGCGGGCTTCGTACTGGCGCTTGCTTCCGTCGGGGAGCGGAATGATCCGGCTCGCTCCGATGTACAGTGGAACGATGCCCGTGCGCCGCACGTGCATGTTCGTAACTCGAGCGACTACCTGGGGGGCGCGCTCCGGTTTTTCGTTCGCGAAGGGATTGCTGATCTTGCGTGCGGGTTCGGACATTGTGGTGACTCCGTGTTTTGGGTGCGGCCCCGAGGTGGGGCCAAAATCTTGTCGCGCGCCAGCGCGGCGATCGGGGGCGCGGCGTCGCCCACCCTGATGCCTTGCACGTGGCGCGGTGTCACAACGTCTCTCCGAGGCGTTCGAAGTCAGCGCGCGACATGGGGTCCCTATCACGGAACTTGTCGCCCTCGCGACACACCGAAAGCTTGGCGACCGGGTTGCTACCCTTCGGTCCACGGAACACGAAGCCACTGATCTCGCGACGCGACGCGGAGAGCCCCGCGCGTTGCGAGCCCTCGCGCCGGAAGGATTCAGGAACATCGAACCAAAACGTGACGGGGTCGAGCCCGAACGCGGCGCACAGCGTGCCGTGTTCGACGTTCGGCACCGCGCGGAAAAGGATCTCGTTCGGCGCGAAGTGTTCGAGCCGAAGCGGGATCAAAGACGGGTCGCGTCGTACGCGCCGCGCAATGTGCTCGGGCAAGCTCACGATGCCTCGTGATGCGCGATCACGACCGCGATCACGCGGCACTCGCACGCATCGAGATCACGACCTTGCTCGGCAACGTCGGAGACACGATGGCGCCCCCACGAGGCGAGCACGCATGCCTTCGAGCCTGGCTCCTTCTCGGTGTCCGCGGTGGCGGGCCGGCGCTCGACCTTGACGGCCGGCGCTACTTCTTTCAGACGCGCGCGGAGCGATTCGAGGCGGGTCGGTTCAACGGGCGGGGTGGGTGCGTCGAGTGCGTCTTTTGCCACGACGCAACAATGGCACGCGATCTGCAATGAAGCAAACCGCGTGCCATTTCAGAACTTGCCTGGCCTCGCCCGATCTCGCCCGGCCAAACCTTGCCTCGCCGAGGAGCGCCATGCCGCGCCCCGCCACACCTAGCCGCGCCCAGCCGTGCCCAGCCTGAACTCGCCCAACCATGGAGTGCCTTGCCTCGCCAGGCCTCGCCCCGCCCCGCCGGGCCGAACCGGGCCACGGAGTGCCACGCCACGCCGCGCCAAACCCAACCTTACCGGGCCCAGCCAGACCGTACCGCGGAGTGCCCTGCCTGACCTCGCCAAACCAGACCTCGCCGCGCCTGACCTAGACTCGCCTCACCATGGAGTGCCTTGCCGGGCCATGCCTCATCCGGCCGCGCCATGCCTCGCCTAGCCCCGGAGTGCCTTGCCCAACCTCGCCGCGCCCGACCCAGACCTACCGGGCCCAACCTCGCCGTACCAAAGAGTGCCTTGCCCGACCACAGCCGCGACAGACCTCACCTTGCCCTGCCGCGCCAAGCCCTGGAGTGCCAAACCCTGCCATGCCGCGCCCCGACATGCCCTACCGGGCCCAACCGGGGAAATAGCCCAGCCCCGGGGCGAAACTCAATCGCCGTCGAACAATCGCTTGCGGCGTGCAGCTCGCACAGCCGCGGAACACGACCCCGCGATCGCCGACGCAACTTGATCCTCGTTCTCCGCCGCGCGACGGCTCTCGGCCGAGAACTTTGCACGGTCGATCGACGCGCGACGTTTCGCCGACCGTCGAAGTTGTCGCACGAGAATTCTCCGCCGATCGTGATCGTACGTGTCCGCTTCGAGATCTTCCATGATACGGATCCCGTCGCGATCCTGTCGCACGTGTGCGGCGAGATCTGGGCGTTCACTTCGGATGCGATCGATCAATGCGCGCATCTGCAGCTGGTACGCTTGCGTCTGACGCACGAGGCGCCAGCGGTGCTCGAGGTAGCCGGGCGGGAGGTACTGCCCCTTCGCGAGCAGTTCGATCCGGCACGGTCGCACCGGTGCGTCACCGCCGTCCATCACGACACCACGAACCGGCCGTATTGCGGACGGTGATCGCAGAGGCCGATCTGCCGGCCGGCAATGTCGAGCGACTGCGAAAGCACTTCGGGAGTCACCACGTCCGCGTCGAACTCGAGCGAGATCTTGATCGACCACTCCGGAAAGATCGGGCGCGAGCGCATCACGCGCGACTGGTTCACGCCAACGGAACGATAGTCGGAGAAACGACCGTCATCGTACAACGCCTCGAAGTCCGTCGGGCCGTCGTACGTGAGCACGTAAAACGCATCGAGCGAGAACACGCTGGACGCGATCGCCTTCCCCTGCTTCAACTTACGCGCGCCCTCTTTGATGCACGCGAGCACGTTCGCCGCGGGGACGACGGCGCGCTTGTTGAACTCGTACAGCCCTCCGCGCCACTCGGTTTTTTGAATGTCAGCAAGTACCTCGTCCGTCTTGCTTCGAACGGACGTGAGTTCTTTCAGCGCCCGCGTATGCGGGTCGCGCGGGTTCGCGAGGCGTTCGTTGTGCATGATGAGCGGTGCCGTACCCGTGAGCGTTGCTTTGAACGTTTGCATTTGACGTGTCTCTTCTGCGGTACTTTGACCGCGGCTGTATTACGTGAATAAGTTACGAAAGTATTTTGGGGGTGCCATGCCCGGCCTTATCGCGCCTGGCCATGCCCTGGTGTGCCTTGCCCCGTCGCGCCCAACCCGGCCGTGCCTTGCCTGACCATGGAGTGCCTTGCCGCGCCTTGCCGTGCCTCGCCTGACCTGACCGCGCCATGCCGAACCCTGGAGTGCCTTGCCTGGCCGGACCAAAACATGCCTTACCACGCCGTGCCGTGGAGCGCGGGCACGTTGCGGACGGCGCGGGTTTCGTAGTCGCGGAGTTTCATGAGAACCTACCGCCCGCGGCCAAATATGCACGCACTGCCACGAGCTCTGCGCGCGCGTTCGTGAGGCACGTTTGCAGCTCTTTGCTGGCGGCTTTAACAAGTGACACATGGCTTAGTGCGTCTTCATACGCGCGGCCCTGCACGTTGTACGTTTCCTCGTTATCCGGAAGGAGTGGGCTAGGGCACTTTTGTTCGGCCTCTTGTCGGGCTTGCTCCACGCTTACACGGCTGGCCCGAAGCGCGACCACGATCTCACCGATCAAGACCTCGCAATCTTCTATACTTCTCACGGCGCACACTCCCCTCCGCTACGCCCCGAGCAATCCGACTCGTACCCGATCGCAAGCTGGGTCAGGCACCGCGGGTCACCGCCGCGCACCTCTCCTAGCGCGTTGTCAAAGCATCCGGACCACATGTCACCGCTCGTGGCGTGGCACGCGCACACGGCCTTTGCGAAACGCTCCGCCGCGGAGCCCGGGAAGATCTCGCACGTGGGCATAGGCACGACGTTGCACGACACGCGCTCTTCCATGGCCGTGGAGTACGCGTCGACGCACGCGACGTCGGGCGTACCGTTGCGCAACGCCGTCACGATCTCGGTGACGTTACACGGCCCGGGGTCCGCGCACGAGCACGCGTCTTCGGCGTACCGAACGAATGGATCCGCCAGAACGAACTCGGGCGGGGTCGCACCGTGACATGCCTCTATCATTCGCACCGACATGTCGTCGGCGCACTGCGCGTCCGCGGCGCACGCGGAGATCTTGGCGGTGTACGCCGGGCAGTCGATACCGACCGCGAGATCGGAGGGTAGGTCGCACCCCGCGGCGACGAGGCGCTCCGCGTAGTCGTCGCACGGGGTTGGTGCGGGACTCGTGGCCACAGCCCCGCCGCACGCCTCCAAGGCGAGCGTCGCGAGCACGGCCGCCACGCGAAGCGCCTTGTTGAGCGCGCGGCGGTCGTCGCGCGGGTTGCGCGCCTTGCGCGTTGCCGTGGCGACGGTCGCGAGCGCGAACGCCTCGGGGAGGTCGACGGCACGTAGCTTCGTGGCGGTGGAATGTCTCGTGCGGGTCATGGTGCTTTTCATACCTTGGTACGTTGCATGGTCCGTGCCATCCGCTCGTCTTCTGATTCCGCGCGGCATAGCCACTGTGAGACCATGTCGTAACACAGCTCCGCCTCTTCAGTGGTACAGTCCAGAACGATGGTAACGGATGCTCCACGCGGTTCTGAATATCCGGTGTACATACGATCTCGCTTGATGTCGACCGTGACCGAGGTGGGCCTCACGCGGACACCGTCGGCCGTACGTAACACCGCGCGTCCGCGAGCGCGGTCACGACCTCGTCCGGGGCCCACCACGTTCCGTTTGCTTGTGCGAGGAGGTGGTTCAAGATCATGACTTTGGTCCACCCGTCGGGCGGGTGTCCGTCCGTCTCGGCCTTGCGCAGAATGATCGGGGCGACGAAGGCGAGGGCGAGCGCGCTACGCGCGACGCGCCCGGAGGCGCGGCGTGCGGCGCGCATGTCATTGTACAGCGCCACGAACGCGCGTCGCGAGTCCGGATTCCGGATGTTCGCGAGCGCGTCCGCGTCCGTGGTGTCGGTGGTGTGGGTCATCTACGGCCGCACCATTCCCCGAAGGGACTTGCTCTGCGCCGCGTCCACGGGGATCTCGCGGTGCCACTCGCGTACGGCGTTGCCTTCCTTGTCGCGCGTGATGAACGAGAAGCGGGCGCGACGCCCGGGGTTCGAGAACTTGGGTGCGGGTCGGTGTGACTGGTTCATGGTTTTCTCCGGACGCAATCCGAAACGGTTACAGGCATCCACATGTGGCAGTTATCGCCACACGAAACGTATTGCATTTCCTGGCGCGGGGGTCCGCGTTCCGCGCACGTCACGTGGTCCCACACTCCGAACACAGCACTCGCGAGCACCGCGGCGATCACGAGCGCAACAAGGATCTCGAGATCGTACCGCTCGAACCAACTCACGCGATCACCCGACGCCGCGGGAGCGCTACGCGTTCGGTGTAAGCGGCAATCACCTGTTCGGCGGGGCGAGGCCCCTCGCGGTACGTGCTGGGGGCGACGAGCCCCGGGCGGGTAGGGGCGCACGCACCGCGAGCGGGGGCGAGGCCGGTGAGCGTCGGGCGTTTCTTGTTCATGCCGTCTCCCGTTGCACGTTCCGTGCCGCCCGCAAAAGTTGCCCGAGCCGGATCGTAATGTCCGCTTCGAGGCCGCGGAGTCGTCCGCGCTCGTGCGCGGCGCTCGTATTTCGCAACGCGCGGGCGTGCGTACGTAACACGTGTGACGCCCCCTCGATTGTGGCGAGCGCCATTCGGAGCGCTAGCAATTCGTGCTCGGGCGTCTTCGCGCCTTCTAGCATGACCGCAGCGGTGTGGAATCCGTGGGAGCGAATGGCGAGGACTAGGGCGGGGTTCATGACTCCTCCACGTGCACGCCGCGTGCCACGAGCGCCGGGCGCACACCATCCCAGATGGTACGACAGCCTTTCGCCATGGTAGCCTGGCCGTGAGTGAGTGCGAACCACGGGAAGTCTAGCCAGATCACGCGGTCGCACGGCTTGCCTGTGGGGTGCGCGACGAGCCATTTCCGAAGTGCACGCACTGCCGCGACGCCTTCTATGATCCACGGGCCGGGGGCGTCGAACCACGTGGCGACCTCGGTGGAAACCCATGACCATGGACGAGCACCGATCAAGTCGTCAGAGTGCCGCGACACCGGGCGCACGAACGAATTCGCGAGCGTCGTCTTCCCCGACTTCGGCACGCCCGCGATCACGAGGCGGGTCACGGCCGCACCCGTGCCCACGGAACCAGCACGATCTTCTTCCCATCGAGCGAGTACCCAGTCTCGGGGTGCGCCTTACAGAACGCCACGAACGCGTTCCGTACTTCTTTGGCGAACGCCATGTCGGGCGCGACTGTGCACACGTCGGACGACACGAGGTCGAACGTAGCGTAGCTCGGTGCGCGGCCGCGCTTGTCGCACACGTATCGCGTAGCCTTCGCGTCGCCCGGGGTTCTGACTTCGATCACGTATTGCATGCCATCCGTGTTGCACGTTCCGTGCCACTCACCACCACGTACCCGTCCACGCCTGACGAAACGTGGGCACGTCACCCCAGTGCGAGGGCGACCCCCACCGAAACGCCCACAACATGACGCGCTCGGGCCGCGTGTTCAGCCACCGCCGATCGGGATCGTCGCGCACCCACGTGCGGAACGCGTGACGTAACCGTTGCGTCACGTGTTACACCAAACGCGGGCCCACCGCTGCACGGCCGCGACCGCGGAGACGACGCGGCGCGTGTCGCGACCGGTCAAGAGATCATCATGGCCCACGCACACGACCTTGACGCCATGCGCCGCCGTGGCGCCCACGATCACCGCGTTCCCCGACTCGATCGCAGCGAGCGCTCGCGCCGCGGAATCGCTGCGACGCCAGGCGAGCATCACGTGGGCCCGTCCATCTCCACCCCGTCCGGATCCGAAAAGCGCACGGTGCACTCGATCGGCCCCATGATGACGCCGGGTAATTGGACGATGATACCACGTGGGGGATCGAACCACACCATGCTCGCGCCCACGGACGCGGCGAACTGCAGCGCGCCGATGAACGCGTCCGCGGCCTCGTACTCACCGATGAGTGGGGAGCCGGGCGCGTGCACTGAGACGTCGTACGTCACGGCCGCACCTTCCGGAGCGGGCTTTCACGGGTGGCGAGTTCGAGCGCATTGAACGCACCTACCGTTTCCTTTGACCATCCGGACGACCACGCCCATTCCCGTACGGCCGTGATCCATTCGTCCGCGACCGCGCACGCAAGCGGAGAAAAACGAAGATGGTGCTCGTCTGTGAAGTTGCCCTTGACCTGCCAGCACGATTCGCAGCAATCGTCGAACGTATGCGGGCGCCCACAGTAAACGCACGGTTTCATAATCTGGCACCCTGCACAATCCGTGCCTCTCGATCACTCCACCGACCACCCACTCGTCACCATCTGGGGGGCGCTGGCCGTGTTCGCGTTCGCGGCCACGTCCGCCCCACGTAACAGCGGACCGTGCCGGCGGTCGTACCATGCGGCGTCGCGGAGCACTCGAGCAAGGTCCGCGTGTCCGGCGCCGGCGCGCCGCGGGAGCACCGCCCGGAGCAGGCCCCCGGGCATGGCCTTCGCGAGCACGGACTTTAGTTGCCCCACGAGGCGCGGGTCATTCGGTAGCAGAATGAGCCCTTCGCGGAATAGGTCTCGAAGATAGATGTCGGCCGCGCTCTGGTCGGCCGGGCTTTGCGGGGCGCCAACCACTTGCATCGCCACGTCCGGGTGGGAGCAGTGCTCACGTACGCTCGCAATGTAGTGTTGATCTGCGACGACGGCCGTGGCGCCGGCGTCGCGCGCTTCGTGCACGAACTTGCCGATCACCTGCGACGGTTTCGTGAGTCCGTCCGCCCCCTTCTTCTTTTCTATGCGGGGGTCGAGCCAGTCCACGTGAGTGACCACGACGAGCACGCGGGCGCCCATCACTTGGCGCTCGACGTGCACCGCCGCGGCGCCGTCGGACACGAAGGCAAGGTCTATGGCGGCGCTCACCCGATGGGCGCGGGGCCGCGGCGTCGTGGCGGAGATCGCCGCGTCCACCGTGCTCGCCTCGAAGAAGGCGCCCGACACGTCGGATTCAATGCAATCGTACTCGCGGAGCGCTCGAGCGGGGTCCGCGGCCATGAGCTTGTCACGCTCGGCACGGATGGCGGGCTCGTCGCGCAACATGAGAGTGGGGCCGAGCGCGCAGAGGGCGTGCACGGGCTTGCCGTACTGCCCGTCAAAGAGTCGTGACACGTACGACTCGGCGGGCCATGGCGTGGAGCACAGCACCACGGCGCCCCCGGGGAGGACACGGGGGGCCGCGCTCGTGGCGAGATCTTCCACGCGGGCCGTGGCGTCCGCGCTCCCGGGGTCCACGAACTCGGCTTCATCGATCACGAAGAGAAGCCACGACGGACCGCGGGCGCCCTTGCCCTTCGCGGCCGTCACGCGTGTGACGAACCTCACGACCACGCCGTCGGGCCGCGCGAGGCGGAATGACGTGGCGTTCGGGTTGCGCAGCATGGACGCGATCGCCGGCTTGCCTCGGACGATGGCGAGCGCCTTGGAGAGCACGCCAGACGCCTCGTCCTTGTCGACGGAGCTCACCCCTACGGCCGGGTAATCGCCCGGACCGCACAGCGACGTGTCCCCCGTGAGCATGCGGAACACGCCGTACGCGGCGCAAATGTGTGACTTGCCCGAGCCGCGGCCGAGACGGAGCGCAATGAGCCGGCGCGCGCCTGGCGGCACGTGCGTGCACTCGGCGCCGAACAGCGTCCGATCGACTTCGTTCTCGGGGTCCGGCTGTTCGCCGTCGAACGCGACGCGCGCCAGGCGAGCTTGGCCCGGCGTGAGCGGTACGCCGGCCCACTCGCACCACGCCACGAACTTCGGTGGCATGCCGAGCGACGCCCCCGGCGGTGCGAACTGCAGAAGAGCGTCGAGGGTGGAGGTCACCGCCGCACGTCCGCGAGCATGCGGCCGGCGAGTACGCGGTACCAGTCGTATTGCGCTTGGGTGCACCGACGAGCGCGAGTCCGGTAGCCGATCTGCCACATGTCGGTCTGATTGTGGTTCGTGTACATGGTTCGGATCTGGTGTAGCACTGAACAGACTAGCTATGCAACGGAAGTGCCAATGCGCGGCCGGACGATCTCCCCGATCAAGCGGAGGTATCCGGGGCGAGACGCGTACGCCTTGCGGTGCTGGGCGCGAGCGGGCCACAGGCGCACCGAGCACCGCGCGTCCACCGTCCACGTGGGCATGGGGGTGATCGGGGGTCCGATCCACCGCACCGCTACGGGGCCGAGAAACCCCCTCACCGCGCACCCCCGTGCCGCATGCACTCCGGATCCGGTTCCGTGCACACGTGGTCATTTGCTTTCACGTCCCACCGCCACGTACACGTACACGTGGTTAGGAAAGGGAACGAGCACCCGGCCAACTCTTTGGACACTCGTCCGATGAGCCCCGACCCGTGGCCGTCCTCGTGGTCGAGCTGCACGCCGTGCTTTCGGCACAGCTCGGTCAAGTCGTGCTCGAAGGCCGCGACCCACGGGGGCTCCCGCGACCACGCCGGCTCGGGCGGGATCACATTGCGAAGATCCTCCACAACGTCGGCCGCGCATGCGGGGCACCGGCTACCCGTGTAGCGCGGACCCGCGGTCCACCCGCACAACTGGGCGCACTTCCACCCCACGAACTTGATCACGACGCGATCCCCACCGATACGAAGTACTCCGCCCAGTCCACCGACGCCAGGCCCCGCCGGCGCGCCGCATCGAGCAGCACGGCCCCGAGTACCGGACTCGCGAGGCACCGGGCGCGGGCCGCGGCGTTCTCGCGCTTACGCTCGTCCGCGAGGGCGATGCACGCGCGGTAGTCGGCTTGAATCATGTTGTGGCGCATGGTCTTCCTACGTTGCACGTTGCGTGCCATCACTCGGCCGAGAACGAGATCCAGTACCCTTCCACGCTCGTGTGACCCATGTGCGTGAACGTGTGCGCGTGCACCGGGGTCCGGCCGCCGTTACGAGCCTTCGTCATCTTGCACGTGATGCGCGTTCCGATCGTGGCGTTCACGAGGTCCCGGCGGAAGGCGTTGATCATGGCGAGCGCCGCGTCTTTCTTGAGGACCGCGTTCACCGGAACCGAGACGATGACGTACGTACACATGTGTCGGCCCAAGAAGTCGTTCTCGTTCCGCACCTTGACATCGGGGGTGTAGGTGAACGTGTCACCGCGGCGCGTGATCGTGGTCGTGTGCGCGGCGGCAATCGTGGTCGCGAGGGCGGCGAGTTCCGTGTTCGTCATGTTCGGGTACCGTTGCATGGACCGTGCCAGTTGCGCGGGGCGTGCAACACGCCCGATCCAGGCAACCGGGCGTCACACCCCGCGTAACGGTACGCGTCACGTTACGCCCGATGTTACGTTCCGTCGTGCGGCGTGCGCCGTGTTCGACGGTTCGTGACATGGCACGGAGCGTGCAATGGTACACGAGCATGACCCGCACCGACGCTGACATCCTGGCCGCAAACGAGTTCACCACGTGGGACGTGATCGTCATTGCGTCCGAGACGACGTACCGCGGGGAGCGCACCCGCTTTCTCGCGAGCGCTGCGGGCAATGGCCAGTCCAAGGCCCACTCCCTCACCTTCTGCCGCGCGCAAGCGCCGTACTCGGACGAGGCTACGATCTACGAACGCACCGCGCGCAACACGTGGCGCAAGCGGGCCGCCTAGGCCGGCGCCACCCACCCCGCCCGCTCGAGTGCCAAGCGTGCCGGGGCTTCGCTCGACGCCACCACGTCCACGAGCATCGTGCAGAAGTCGGCGGACGCCAGGGCCGCGAGCAGCGCCGCGCGCTTCGCATCGGGGTCGTCGTCCTTCACTTCGCCGGCGGTGAGCTCGTGGACCTTGGGCGCGATGGTCGCGGCGACGCGAGCCGCCTCGAAGCTCACGCGGTAATCGAGTTCGTCCATGCCCCGCTCGAGTACTCGCATCGCCTTCAACGCCAGGGGGCCGGCGAGCTCCGCCGCGGTCGCCCCCTTGAGCTCGGTGGGCGTGCTCGAGCCACCGCGTACCGGTGCGCCGGCGGCCGCCTGTAGTGCTCGCTCGGCCTCGCGTACTGCGGTGCGGTCCACGACCGGGGGCGTGAGTGCTTCGAGCACCGAGGCGGGGAGCGTGGGGCGCGGGGAGCGGGGGAAGGCGGGCATACGCCCGAGCCTAGCGCGCGGACCGCATCGCGTCACGCCATCCGGCGTCGAACCCCGCGTTCGCGGCGCGCGTGATCTCGTCGTGGTACTCGTGCACCGCGCGGACGTACTCCACGAGCGTGGCGAAGTCTTCTTTCGCTGGCTTCTCGATCACGGTCCCGTTTGCGCGAAGTAGCGTAGGCTCGGTGCGGTTCATGCTCGTGTACCATTGCACGCGCCGTGCCAAGCCCACACGGCCGAGATCACGGCGCGCGGCCCTCGTACGCGCCGTAACGTTGCGTCACGTTACGTAACCAGCGGTTACGGTGCGTCCCTCGCGATCTTGCCACCGGACGCGTCGCGGAACGCGTCGTAGTAGCCCGCCTCGAAGCGCGCGGCGTCGCCCGCGCCTCCGGCCTCGTGCCACTGGTCGCACTCGTGCGCCATGTCCGCGGGGTCCGCCCGCCACCCCGCGCGGTGACTCGAGCGGCCGGCGCGGTACCCGGCCGCGTACGCTTGGGCGTTTTCGGGTGTGGTCACGGCGTGATCTCCACGCGCCACATGCCGCCGTTTCCGTCCGAGCCGTGGTACACGCCACCGAAGGTGCCCTCGAAAGTCGGGTCGGCCGTGATCGCGGCGCGCACCTCGTCAGGGCGATACCCCTGACGTAGGATGGTCGCGACGGACATCGTCTCGACTGCGCCCCTGCGGCGGTAACTCCAATCCATCAAGTGCTTGGCCATCGTGTTGTGCATGACCGATTACGTTGCACGCGCCGTGCCAACTCCCGGCCGCGCAAACGCGATCACGCGGCACGTGCAATTACGCCCGTTTTCGCGACCCATGACCGGCGTGTCATGGGCGTGTGCTAAGTTAGCGTTCTTATTAAAAAAAGAGTTTGCGCGATCACGCAATTGATGCGCACCGCGGCCCCGTGCAAGAACCGTGCCATCGACCGGGGGCCGGCGCCCCCATGCCAACTCGGCGACTGGGGGCCGCGCCCCCCGCTCGAGCGCTGGCATGGGGCCGCGCCACCCCATGCCAACGCGCTGCGTGGGGGCGCGATACCCCGGGGGCTGCTACCCTCACCGTAACACGCGCGCGGGCGCGAAGGGGGCCGCTGCGCGGCCGGGGGAGATCACGGCGCGACATTGCCGCCGCGAGCAACATTCGGGATCGTTCAGTATCCCGGAACACGCTCGAGCGCATCACGAATGATACCAACGGACGCGAGCCATTCGCCGGACTCACGCGCCTCGCGATCCTGCTGTGCGTGCATCGCCGCGTTGAGTCCACACACGAAGGCGCGCGCAAGCGCCTCGTCCAGCGGCATCTTCTTCGCGCGGACCTCGCTCGCAAGCGCCTGCAGTGCTTCTGCTTCGGTCATGTTTCGGAGCCTCGCACGCGTCTCGCTGGCCGCCTAGGACTATTTGCCACAGCACGAATGCCACACGCGGGGCAGAATGACGCGCGAATACGCGGCCGAATCGTAGTTTGACACACGGCCGAAACAGAATCGTTGCGAGAATACGCATAGATGAGACACAATGACGCACTCCGGCTACATGGCATCGAAACTGCAATAGCGCGTCACATGAAAAACGCCCCCAAGCTCCCTAGCGAGCAATGCCGCGCCGTGTACGAACTCATCCGCACCGGCCAGCTCCTTCCCCACATGGCCCCGCTCTACCCACACGCAATCCGCGCTCTGGCCCAAGCGGGGATGATCACCCGCACGCCAGACGGCGGCTTCGAGGCGCCCGCCGTGCTCGTGGACGGCCGCCGCACCCCGAGCGCGCCACCGCCCCCGCCGAAGCCCGTGCTGGTCAATCTCAACGTACGCGTGCCGAAGGAGGTACTCGAAGGGCTCGACCTGCTCGGGGAGAACCGCTCGGATTCCGCCCGCACGATTCTGATGGACGGGTTGCGCCGTACGCTCGAGGCGCGCACCGCCCCCGAAAACGGCAACGCGTCCGAGTCCGGTACGCACACGCTTCGGAGAACCGCCAATGAATCCCGCTAGCGAGCCGCGCAACCTGCGACCGACGGCCGACCCGATCGCGACGAGTACGCGCCAGGCCGGGGCGGAGCTGGCCGAGATCGAGCGCGACGTGAAGGCAGGCCGAGTCGACACCTACACCGCCCTCGCGCTGGCGTTCGTCGCCGGCGTAGAACACGCACGGCGCCTTCTTTCTATGTAGCGCGGCGTTGCAATGATTGACAGGGCCCCATTAAGGAGGCCCGTAGTCAAGGGAGAGACGTGGTCAGGCCGTGTGGCACTTTTCCCGGCGCTTTTACCCTCCGGCTTGACCTGGTCACCTCCTTGACCACGGGGGTGACCACGTGGCGGATTGCACGTGGTCAGGGGTTGACCAGTAGTCATGACCACACGTCAAGGGCACCTAATTGCACCGATCGCGTCCGCATGTTACATTACCCCCATGTCGACCACCTTACGCCCCCCTCTCACGATCGAGCAGATCGCCGACCCCGCCAACCGGTACGCTGTGCTACGCCGCGCCTCGCGCATCCGGAAACGGCAGGGCATCAAGCTCCCTCGTGGTCAACGCAGCACGTACGCGGACGCCGTTGCTATCGTGACCGCGGACGCCGAGCGGTCCATGCCCCCATTGGACCCGGCCGTGCTGCGTGGCCTGTGGTACACGCGCCTTCGAGCCGAAGTGCCGAAGGCGGCCGACCCCGCCCAGTGGCACGCGGTCATGGACGATCTCCGTGGCCGCTGCTACTTCTGCCAGAACACCGCAACGGGTTGCGTCACGGACGATGGTACGCGTTACGTGCCCATCTGCGGGGGTCACGGGGTATGAACCGCGCTACCGTGGTCTCCCGCGCCGCGCGGCTCCGGCGACGGTCCGGCGAGTACGACCCCACCAAAAGACTCCCCCGCATACCGTACGCGGACGCGGTGGCGATCGTGGTGGCGGACGACGCTCGCCGGGCGCTCTCGCATCAAGCTGCACAGCTCGGCGTGCTCGTACGCGTTCTACGGCGGTATGCGCCGACCGCCGCCCGAACGTACGAGGAGCGCGCCGCACAGCGATCGGCCACGTGGCGCGCCGCCCACCCCGACTACCACCGCGCCTACCGCTTACGGTTGAAGTGTCCGCCGGGGTACGACCTCGCCACGTGGTCGGAGATCGTGGATGCGCTGCAGGCGCGGTGCCTCGCGTGCCGCGAACCCGCGTCGCGTGTCGCTCGGCTACCCGACGGTACGCCGGTCCCGGCATGCATCGTGCATGAGGGACAGATCCTATGAAACCTGAACACGCCCGCCACTGGACCGCGCCGTACCACCCGCCGAACACCGTGCTCGTGCCGGTACCCACGAACCCGAAGAGCTACCCGCGCGTACACGTGCACACGCGGGACGACGACAATCAGGCCACCGGGTGCGTTCACACGATCCGCCCCATGACGGAGCGGGACTTCGTGGAGTTCTTCTCCGCCCAAAGCCCGGACGTGCAGTCGCGACTCCGTTCCGCGTTTCTCGTACCCCCGGACGTGGACGAGATGCGAGAGCTGCGTAACCGGGTGCGTAACCTCGAGGCCACGTTGTGTGACATCACCAACGCTGCGAAGCGGGCGCTCACGTGAGCAAGCCCACAGTCACGTTCGCGGTCACGATCCCGGTCGGTTCGGAGATCTGCGTTGCCCTCACGGCCCACGTGATCACCGCGGGGGACGACGTCACGATCGAGTGCGAGAACACCGGCGCCGCACTCCGTGCCCTCCGCGCGGAGCTCGACCGCCTCGCGGACGAGGTCACGAAACAGATCGCGGTACTGCCGTGATCCGTGCCGAAGAGTAAGATCAAAGGGTGGTGGCGCCGTGTTAAGGTCCCGTGGTGGGTCACGACCAGCGAGTCGAAGCAGCACCACACGCGGCTCACCACCCGGCTCTGTCCGAAGTGCGGCAAGTGGATCGCGCTGAAAACCAAACGACACGGGTGCGACGTACCACGATCCCCAAAAAAGTGGCGGTGGTGCGCCGAGTGCCAGACCTATGTGCGACTCTCGGTGCGGCACAAGTGCGACCGCGAACCCGTGATCCCCGACGACGTGCCAGAGAAAGAGTGCCGCGCATGCGGGGAGTCCTGGCCATTGACGCGAGACTTCTGGAATACGCGCGGGAAAGAGGGCGGGTGGCGCCCCGAGTGCCGGGAGTGCCGCAACGGCCGAAGGCGAGCTCTGAAAGCCGGTGCGCCCCCGGGTCAAGCCGTGGGGCGGGGCCCGCTCCCGGTGGCATACGGCGCGAAAGAAGCGCCCCACGTGACGCCGCGCACCCCGCGCGCTACCTTGCCCGGATGCTCGGAAGATGGGCCCTTCGCCACCCCGACGGCACGCCGTACTTGACGCGGACTGTGCTCGCGGGCGTTGATTGCCTGGACACGCACGACCCCGCGTGCCTCGTGCACGAGTTCATCCACGAGATCCACTCTCCGGACTCGGATCCTGACATGCACGATCACCCATGGGCGTGGGCGGTCGCGGTCGTGCTATCGGGTGGCTACCGCGAGGCACGCCCGGGGGAGAACGGGCTTCCGTGGACGCGCACCTATCGCGCGGGCGATCTGAACGTGCTTCGGCCTGGCGACTATCACCGCATCACGGCGGTCGAGCCGGGCACGCGTACGCACTTCATCGCGGGCCGAGAGATCGCGGATTGGGGCTTTCTTGTGAATGGCGTGCACGTGCCGCACCGCGACTACCTCCGGGGTCGGCCGTGCATCACGGTGGTGCGAGAGTGACCCCGCGCCCGTACTACATTCGCGTCCCTCCGTATTCGTACGACGTGCACGTGCTCGTGGCCACCCCGGAGGTCGCACAGCGGTGGTTCCGACGGCACGGTGACAAGGGCGGAGTCGGGGACACGGACGGGGCCACCTACATTCCACCGGGCGAGTCCGACCTGTACGTGTGGTTCCAGCCGAACGCTTCAATGGGGGCGATCGCGCACGAGTTCGTGCACGTGGCCGTTGCGGTGTTACACGGGTCGGGCGTACCTGTTACGCAGGCGAACGACGAGGCGATCGCGTACATCGTGGAGCATCTCGTGGACGCATACTTCGCGCGCCGTCGGCGTACGCGTGGCACGCAACGTGCAAGGTGATCGAGCATGACCACTCGCCGAATCCGCCCGTTCATCGACCCCCGTAGGCTCGCACCCCCGGTGCGGCGGTGAGCGCGGCCGTCCTGAACCGCCACCTAGCCGAAGCCCGCGCCACCCCACCCGCGATCACGCTCACGGCGCACGACGTGGCGAACCTCGTCCGGATTCGCGACGCCGGCCCCTGTCGCACGCTCTCGGCTGTGCTAAGTGAAGTGCTCGAAGCCGCGGCACGCGCCGCGGGGAAGGATGGAAGAAGATGGCCCTAGCTCAGATGATGGTACAGATCTGGACGGACATGGCGTGCGGCGAGGACTCCCGCCGGAGTAAGCGCGAGCGCGCCTTGCGTCTCGTGGAAGAGGCGCTGGAGTTCGCGCAGTCGGTGGATGTGGGCGCCGACGATCTGCGCCGCGTGTGCGAGTACGTCTACTCTCGCCCCAAGGGCGACCCCGGTCAGGAGATCGCCGGCGTGTACGTGACCATGTTGGCGGCCGCATGCGCGGTCGACGTGAACGCCGAGGACGAGCTTGCACGCGAGATCCTTCGTATACAGCAACCGGACGTAATCGAACGTGTGCGCCGGCGGCAGATCGAGAAGCGCGCCGCGTTCGGGGGTGAGCTGTGAACCTCCCTAACACGATCCTCGTGGCCGGCCGCGCCGGCTCTGGAAAGAGTACGGTCGCGAACCACCTCGCGGCGTCGCGTGGCTACGCGATCGCGTCGCTCGCGGACCCGATGAAGCGCTTCGCGGCGGACGTGTTCGGGTGGGATGGGGACCGACTATGGGGCCCGTCCGAACTCCGCAACGCCGTCGATCCGGCGTGGGGCTTCTCTGCACGCCACGCACTGCAAACGCTCGGTACGGAGTGGGGCCGCGCGCTCCACCCCGAGATCTGGATCCGGTACGCGTGCCGTGGCGATGGCCGCCGGGTGTTTCAAGATGCCCGCTTCGAAAACGAGATCACCACGTTCCGAAAGCTCGGGGCACTGACGATCTTGTTGGAAGGCTCCGTGCGTCCACTCGACAGCACGTTCGCGGCGCACTCGAGCGAAACCACGGAATGGCGCCCGGAGTGGTTCGACGTCGTGATCCATCCCTGTGAGGGTGTGGGCGTGCTGTGCGCCCGTGTCGATCATGCGCTGGGCGCGTGGGCCCATATCGGCCCGGGTGAAGGGTGGTCCCCGGAGGCGTACACGGTCCGCCGCGCGGAGGTGTGATATACTCCCACGATGGACGCCCGATCCGCCCTCTTTTACGTGCTCTTTCCGCCGGCCTATCTGGTGTGGCGCGCGAAGCGTTTCGCCTCGCGCGTCATAGCTCGTACCGTCTGCAAGATTGCGGGCCGCGACCCGGATGCACCGCTCCGCCGGCGCGCCCCGCTCGTGTGGCTCGTGATGCTCGCGCTCGCCGGGTGCGGGCCGCTCGATTCGTGGAATAAAGCAAAGGCACCTTCATCCGATCCGGACGGGTGTCCGCCCGAGATGCACAATGTGCGCGGTCCGGACGCGTACGACGTCGCACACGGGGAACCGTACCATTGCGAGGCTTCGGGGCCCGACCTGCAGTATCAGGACGTTGACCCGCTCGAGATGTCACCGTGACCCTGAAGACGGGCACATGGCCCGGGTTCGTGGCGCGCGTGGCGACACCCGCCACGCCCGAAGAGATCGCGCGACAGCTCGCCGACGCGTGGCCCGCCGTGGTCGGTACGGAGGCGCTCGGCGGTGAGTTGATCGCGTGCCTTGCGCAGATCCTTCTCGAGACGGGGACGCGTCAGGGTCCGGACGAGGCGCACCAGGCGCCCGGGTACTGGAATGGCAACTGTGGCAACGTACGCGGCGAGTACGCCGGGCAATGGACCTCCTTCACCGCGGGCGAGGGACACGGCGCGAGCGCCGTGACGCTCCCGCCAGGCCCCATGAACCGCTTCCGGTCGTACGTGGGTCCGGAAGACGACGTCACGGACCCGGAGGTGTTGCGCGCGGCGCGCAACAGGGGCGTTCGAGACTACATCGGGCTTCTGGCGCGGAAGTACCCGCGGGCGCTCGAGCGGGCCGCAGTGCGCGACTACGCCGGGTTCGTGCACGCGTTGCACGAGGGTGGGTACTTTACGGCGGCCGAGGGATCGTACGCCGCGGCGGAAGCGCGCCTCCGGAGCACGGTCGAGACTTTGCCCCTGGTCGTGGCATACTTGTCGGCATGAAACTGATTCAGCGTCTCGTGACGGGTCGCGCCGCCCTCCTGGCGCTCGTGGGCGCTACGCTCGTGGCGTGCCGGCGCTTCGGTGTCGTGCTTCCGGCCGGTGCGGAGGGCGACGTGTCGAAAGTGATCGACACCGCTCTGTCGTTCCTCGGGTTCATGGTGGCGGGGTCGTACCTGCACACCGAGACGCCTCCGGAGGGGTCGTGATCGCCCGGCTCGTGGCGCTCGCGTTGCTCGCCGTGGGCTGCACGTCCGGACTCACGCCGGCGCAGTGCGCCGCGGGCCAAGACGTCGCGCGTGCACTGTGCATCGCGTACCACTCGAAGCAGAATCCGGACGACGGGATCGCCGTGGTCGCGGAAAAGTTCTGCGCAGCGCGTGCACAGCTCGAGCCGTTCGCGCAAGCGGCGTGCCAGGTGGCAGCGGCGCAAGCGGCAAGCGTGAAGGACGCGGCGGGCGAGTGATCGCGCTCACGTTGCGTTGCCTCGCCGGGCTCTTTCTCGTGTTCATGAGCGCATGGCTGGACGACTTGCTAGCGATCGCCTGAACATCCCGACGCTCCCCGGCCCCGCCGGCGGCGCCGTCACCACGTCCCCTGCGTGACTGAGGGCTACAGCCCCCGGTGCGTTCTGCACGCTGCGTATTTCGTACGTGGGGGGCTTGCCCCCCACCCCCAGGTGCATGGTCACGAGCCCCGCCGAGGTGAGGCGCGCCATTGCCCCCGCAATGTGCGCCTCCGGTAAAAGGCCGGTGTCGCTTGCGCCATGCACGATCACGGCTTCGCGAATCATCTTTCGGGGCCACGGGGCGGGGTGCGCCGTGAGCCACGCGAGGACCCCGTTCATGGCCCGCTCGATCTCGGCGTTCGCCGCCACGTCCGCGCGCGCCTCGCGTTGCGTCGCGTTGATCATTCGGAGCGCTAGCCCGTCGTTATCGACGTCCTGGAAGTCAATGTCAAAGCCCTTGAACCCGCCGCGCGGGCCGCGCATGCACGCGACCGACACGAGGTTTGGCTGTGCGTCGTGGTTCGGATGCCAGCACACGATTCCGGTTTGCGCCATGGCTGCAAGCGCGAACGATCCCGCGACTTGCTGCAGCGTCGGGCGCTCACCCGCGAGCGGCGCCTTGTTGGCATGCGCGACGCAGATCACCAAAGTGTTCAGCGCGCCAAGCATGCCGGCGAGTCGCCCGAATTCGATCTTGTTTGGGTCGAGCCCGGTGTTCAGCATGAGTGACGTGTACGAGTCCACGACGAGCACGTCCGGCGCCGCCGCCGCGAGCGCGTAATAGAACCGATCGTCCAGCACGTTCGTTCCGAACCCCGAGAGGTCGCGGATCTCGAGGGTCGTGTCGAGCGCGCGCGGGTCCACCCCCATGGCGACGGCGCATCGTCGCGTCTGCTCCATCGTCAGATAGATACCTTCCGCGTCGAGAAGCATCACGCGCGAGCACGGGCGAAGTGGGAACGTGCCGAACGCCGGGAGGCCGGTGGCGAACGCGACCGCGAGGTGATCGGCGATCGGCCCCTTGCCCGCGCCTGGTAGCCCCGCGATGAGCGAGATCTTGCCCTTCGAGGGGGCGAGCTTCAGCCCTTCGCAGTAGTACTCGATTACGTGTGGCGGGTCCGAGTGAAGATGCCGCGTGCCGAGTGGGTCACCGCCCGTGACGGGGGTAGCCCACGGCTGTCCGCCGGAAGAGACCGCCGCGCTCGGGGGTAAAGGGGGCCGCGTGGCGGCCGCCCGCCCGCCCCACGACCCCGCGATCGCCGCGCTCTCAACGATCTCGGCGTGCCCCGTGCCGAGTAGGCGTTCTAATTCTTGGAAGCCGGACACGCTCTCGGAAGGTAGGTCCCACGTTTTCGCCCACGATGCGATCGCGGTGTCCACATTCACCGTCGGTTCATCGGTGGGGAGCCACGCGCGCACCGCGGATTCCCACTGATATGGCGTGTATGCGAGCTTGCGCATGACGCCAGCGAGCGCTCCGACGAGCGCGTGCTTTCTGCCGGCGTGCGCGCGCCAGTCCCCGAGCGCGGTCACAAGGCCAGCGTCCACCGGCGGGAGGTCCGCGAGGTGCGGCGAGGCGGTGGCATGCGCCGCGGGCGCGCGCGCCACCCACTCGGCCGAGTTCTCGGGAAGCGTCGCCGGATCGATGGACGCGCCTTTCGTGCGCCAGACGCGACGCGGTGGGGTGTCGTGTGCGCGCCCCGAAAAGAAGAGCTTCGCGGCCTCTTGCGCGCCGAGCACGCCGCAGTCTGGCGCGAGTCCGAGCGCCTCCGCGAAGCGCGTGCGCGTCTCACGACACTCGCCCACGGTGATCGGTGTCGTGACCGGGCACACGATGCGAAAGCGTGGCGCTTCGGGCGTGGACTTCGCGCTTTCGTATACGAGGCTCGCGTACCCAGCCGCGTGCAACTGCGACACGATCGCTTCCGGCGTGGCGCCGTTGTCCACGTCCACCACTAAGAGCGACACGTGGTCCACGCCTTCGGTGCCGCGCGTCGCCCCCGGCGTGAGCGCGTGCGGGGCCCACGCGAGCATGCTGCGTTTTTGGGCTTCGACGTCCGCGTCTTCTGGTGCGCCCGGCGGTTCGTTCGCAATCTCTTCGAGGCACGTGGCAAGTTCGTCCCACGGCAGATCGACCGCGTCCACGGGGATGGGTGCGCGTGCGCCGCGATACACGGTGATTACTGGCACTCGACCCGCCACGCCGTTACGCGAGCGTCGTGCGACATGCCATCGCCAGGTACGCGGAACGCGATCCACACCCCCCAATCGTACGATCGCCAGTACCAGTGATAACCGCCGTGCGGAGGGCACACGTGGGCAGGGCACGCGTATACCTCGCACCACCCTAGCCCCGCGCCACGTGTGGCGCTTTCGGGGTGGCGCCACTCTTCCACGTAAAAAAGTAGGCGGTCACCGGGGCGATCACGTACGTGCGGAGGTCGGTCCATCTAGCTCGAACCCTAGCCCCCTCGACGCGGGCGCGCAAGCGGGCTACGATCACAACTCTGCCGGGTCACGTGCCACTCGACGCCCCATCTCGTCGCCGCCGTGACCCGGTTTTCTTTTTCGTGGAGGGCTTGCGTATGCTTCGTAAGCGTGCCAGGGTTCGGGGCAGATGGACGACGCGACACGGTTCCGACCGGGCGACGAGCACGACTTCGAAGCACGCGTACGGCGTGATCCACGCCTGCACGCACTCGTTACGATGATCGAACACGAGTTACATGAGGGACGGATCACGATCGATGACGCGGTGCGGATCGGGGTCATGGGTGCGACGCGGTACATGATGCACCGGAACGTGCCGATCCGGATCGTGGTGGAGGAAATGCCAAACATGCGGTGCGGGGACTGTGCGAACCCTCTCTCGCACCCATGCCCCCACCCTGACGCGTGGGGCCTTGACGATCCGGCTTCCGTTGTCGCGGCCGTGTGCACGTGTGACAACTCAGGTGAGTTCTCGCGACGCGACCGTGATTGCCCGAGGCACGGGATCACATGAGACTCGTACCTACCGTACGCGAGCGGTGCCTAGCCGCACTTGCCGCGACGTTGCACGAACGTACCGCGACCGAGATCGCGAAGTGGATCAACGAATCGCCGGCCACGGTGTCGAGCGCGCTCGCGAGGCTCGCCGCGTGCGGGCAGGTGCGGCGGCGCCGTGGGCCCGGCGTGCGGGCACCACAGCGGCAGATGGGTGGGGTATGGCTGTATCAGTCGAATGAACGCTCGTTCGTCGCGGTGTTCGTAGACGAATTGCGCCGTGTCTCCTTCATAGACGGGACACTTTGACCCGCCTCTACCACAGCGCCTCGTCCCTCGCACTCGGTGACCGGTGCGAGCGTGCGTGGTGGTATCAGTACGTCGCGGGCATACGCGAACCGCGCGTGGAGTGGGCCACGATCGCGCATTACGTGGCGGACCGGAGTGCGGACGCCCACGGCGTGTATTGGTGGCGTGACCCCGCGGGGCGCGGCGAGCCCGTCAAGTCGCGGCAACGCAGCACGGCTCTCGGCACCGAGATGCACTCCCGTTTCCAGGCGTGGCACGAACATCGGCCAGTCAACTGGACTGACTTGCCGGGGCAGATTGCACTCTCGGGTGCGGCGCTCGTACCACACCCGCAAGCGTGCACGGTGGTGCGTACGGAGGCCCCGATCGGGGACGCCGCGATCGTCGGGGCCACGGACAGCCACGCACCGCCCGTCGGTTTCCGCGTCGCCGGGATAGTGTGGGCCGGGTACCGTGATCTCGTGGTGCAAGCGCCGGCGGAGCTCGCGCGGCTCGGGATCACTGACGTGGCGGACGGTTGGCTTTTGGACGACTACAAGTCGAGCGCGGATATCGCGCGGTACGCGCTCACGTCCGCCGGCTTGCGCGACGACTTCGCCGCGAACCTGTACGCCCTGGCCACGATGACCGAGACGGGCCATGACCGGCTTCCGGCACGGTGGACGTACTGCGAAACGAAACGCGTACGCCGCGCCGCGCCGGTGGACGCGGTGATCACGCGGTCCGCTGCCACGGACGCGGTGATGGCCGGGTCCGAGCGCGCCCGCCATCTCGACTCGTTACGCCTCGAATCCGATGCCACGCCGAACACGCTCGCGTGCGGCGACTATGGGGGCTGCCCCCACCATCACTCTGTCGGGGGGCCGTGTGACGCGCGGCGGTCCTTCGGCTCCATTGTGCAAACGCTCGTCAAGAAAGAGAAACAACAGATGGTACTCCCCGCAGCAATTCAAGAACGCATCACTCCCCCGAACGGCGCGCCAGCCGGGGTCCAGTTCGGCGCGGTTCCGGTGGCCCCGGTGTCCACGTTCGGGCAGCACGCAGGACCGCCCCCGGCCCCCGTGGCACCGCCCCCGCCGCCCGTAGCAGTCGCGGCACCGCCGCCGCCCGCCGAGGAGCCACCGAAGGCGCGCAAGCCTCGCCAGGCGGCGGCGCCGGCGGCCGCACCTGCTCCGGTGGCCGTCGCGGCCGCGGACGCACCACTCACTCGCACCATGGCCATGGCCGGCAACTACGGACCGCTCACGCTCATCGGGCACCCCGCGGACGTGATCGACGCGTACACGCTCTTGCAGGCGGCGCCGTAAGACGTGCCTGAGGTCCGCGATACCCAGGAGTATCGGCGCGTAGTTGCGCTGCCCCGCCGCACGCTCGACGTTGAGCTTGCGGCGGGGTACGCGGACGAACTCACGCGATTGCTTCGGCTCCCCGGGTCGACGCACGATCCGCTTCGGTGGACGCAAGGTGCGTCGCTCGTGGAGGTATCGGAGAACGGGGGCGGGTTTCTCGGTCTTCCCGTGGGCACCGGGAAAACTTTGATCACCTACCTTCTGGCCACGGTGCTCGGTTCGCTCCGCCCTCTTCTCATCGTGCCGGGGGCCGGCTTGCGCGATAAGACGAACCACGAGTTCGCCGCGCTTCGCCGGGACTGGCGCGAGCCACACACCATGCCCCGCGTGGTGACGTGGCAAGAGCTCACGACCGAAGGAGCCCACGACTTTCTCGAAAGGCGCATGCAACCCGATCTCATCATGATCGATGAGGCCGACGAGGCCGCGAACGCAGACGCGTCGTGGGTCCGCCGGATCGATCGGTACATCTTGGCGCATCCGGAAACGGTGGTCGTTCTGCTCACTGGCACGCCGGGCCGCAAAAGCATCATGAACTACTGGCATTTGCTGTGCTGGGCGCTTCGCGAGCGCGCCCCCGTACCTCTGACGCGCGGCGAGGCGAACGAATGGGCCCTTGCGCTGGACGAGGCCCGCGGGCGAAACCCCGTGCGCTTTCGGCCCGGCCCGCTCGGCACGACCACCGAGCACGCTCGAGCGTGGTACCGGACGCGCCTCGCCGAAACGCCCGGCGTGGTGATCGTCGACGGCGACTCGTGCGCCGCACCGCTCACGGTGCGCGTGCGCCTGTCGCGCGAAGACCCCGTGCTCGATCGCGAGTTCCGGCTGTTCTTGGCGGGCGACCTCGAGAACGACCGCCAGGCGCTCGAGACCCCGTGCGGCGTGTCGGTGTCCGATCCGTTGTCGCGGTGGCGCATATCCGGGCAGTATGAGTGCGGCCTGTACTTGCGGTGGAAGTACCCACCGCCCGAGCCGTGGAAGCTCGCGTACAAGGCTAAGAACGCGTTCGTACGTGAGCGGATCGCGGCGTCTACGCACACGCGGAAGCCTCTCGACACGGAAGCGCAAGTGTTGCGCCGCTACGCGGAGCACCCGCTCGTGGTGGCGTGGACGAACGTTAAGGGGACGTTCGAGCCCGAAACCGAAGCCGTGTGGTTGTCCACGAGTACGATCGAGTCGGTGGCGGAGTGGCTCGCCGAATCGCCCGCCCCTGGTATCGTGTGGACCGGGTGCGTGGAGTTCGCCGGCGCGCTCTCGCACGCTACGCGGCTGTCGTACTACGGCCGCCACGGCCGCGACTCGGCGGGGCGCGGGCTGCACGTGGCCGACCCGACGCGAAGCATGATCGTGTCGTGGCACTCCAATAAAAAAGGGTTCAACTTGCAGCCGTGGACGCGGCAATTGCTCGTGATGCCACCGCCTTCGGCGAAGTGGGTGGAGCAGATCTTCGGGCGGTCGCATCGGTCCGGACAGCTCGACGGCGTGATCGTGGACTGGCTTGCCGGGTCCGGGGCGACGCTAGATCTTTTCGAGACCGTGATCGCCGAAGCCGACTTCGCGCGTGAGACGATCGGCATGACGCAGAAGGTGCTCCGCGCGAAGGTCGAACGCGCCACGCCGCGCATCACGGACTCGAACAAGTTCAGGTGGGCGCGGAAGGATCACGACCAGCACACGCCGATCTCTATGCCGATGACTTTTTCTTTCGGGGCGGGTTGACGATCACGTTTCGTATGCTAGCTATAGTCTGTAAGATGGA